TTCCCTCGCTTTCAGCATTGCGTCTGCCATATCATAGGCGTCACGGGCACACCCATCCTCCATGCTTAATGGGTGTAAGTAGGAATAGGCCAACATCCCCTCCATCGCCTTGGCAGCAAAGTAGTCGCGCAGGGTCATGCCGTCACACCTTTGTGCAGTGCCGTCTCCGTATTTGTATTCATGGGGGAACGCTGGGCCTCCTGTGTTTGTTGTCATGTCCGATTCCCCCGGCTCGGCAGACTAAAAGCAACAAGGCTACCTTCTCTCGGCACTTGGGCCGTGTAGTCGCCGTCGCCTGTGCGGTAGGTGTCACGCTGCCAGAGATCGTTCTCTGGGGCCTTCACTTCACCGGGCTGTTTCTCGCGCTCGGTGTACTTACCCATGCTTTGCCGAGCTTCCCGGCTAAGTGTGAGGCTCGGGGTACGCACCATGTGAGTGGGCGTTCTGTTAACCTTTATCTCTTCCAAAATACTCATTTCGTTCTCCCAATCATGTTCTCTGGATGCAGCAGCCATTTCGTGCCGAGGAAGCGCACGGACTTGACCCATGCGCGTTGGTTGTGGCGGTCGATGTGGCGCATACCACTGTTGAAGTGCTTACGCACTCGGGTAAGCATGTTGATCTTCATGCTGCTGCCTTTGCTGCGGCTCGCTTCTTGGCGTAGTACGTGCGGGCGTAGGCCGCCTTCTTTGCGCGGGTGCTCTCCAACGTCTCCATGGGCTTGACTGCCTTGGGCTTCGGGCCGGGTTTTATCTTGAATGCTACAGGTGCTGGTGTGGCCGCAAGCTGTTTTTTCAGGTTGTCGACCTCCATGCGTACGCTCTTCAGCATGACCTGCAGATGCAGGTTTGCGGTTTCGAGTTCATCGAGGCGGCGGAATACGTTTAGGTTTTTCATGTTCATGTGGGTGTCCTATGTGTAAGCAGCGACGTTGCTGCTGGTACGAATCATACAACGACTTTTTGTACTCCACAATACTTTTTTCGTAAAAATGTTCACATTTCCCAAAAAGTGGGTATGATCAGGCCCAGCGACAACAATCCCGTTGTCGTTTTAACGGAGATACACACATGAGCCTAGAGCTTGAACTGCAGCGCTGCACGGCAGCGTTGGGAGCCCTGTCAGAAGCCCTGTCAGCGGCATTCGGAAAGGTCCACACTTTTACCGTCATCGATACCGCCGCGCCGGCCAAGGCCGAGGTGGCGCCCCCAAAGCCTGCAGCTACCCCGCCTGCAGCCGTGACCGAGCCTGTGAAGCCCGCGCCTGCTACGGCACCCCCTTCTGACGCCATCGAGTACGCAGCGGTGGCAAAGGCCATCACGGACGTCTTTAAAGTGGACCGGGCCAAGGTGATTGCGGTGCTGGCTAAGTTCGGCGCGGCCAAGGGTCCGCAACTCAAGCCTGCCGACTACGCCGCTTTCTTGAAGGAGTTGGCCGCGTGAGCACCGTCAACATCAATCTGATCGACTCGACCGCCATCGAGGGCGTCGTGGACGTGAACTGGACCACCGAGGGGCTGGAGCCCACGCCGGCCACGGTGTTGGCGGCTCGGATTCTGGACTTTGTGCGTGAACTGAGCGTGGACAACGCTCCACCCGCCCAGCCGGACGCCGTTGTTGAACTTGGTGCCACTGACGTCATCGACGTGGAGCCCAAGCCATGAGCGGACACGCCAAGCTGTCACCCAGCAGCGCGGTGCGGTGGATGACCTGCCCGGGCAGCGTCGCGCTGTCCGAGGGCATCGAGGACAAGTCGTCCAGCAACGCCGACGAGGGCAGCATGATGCACGCCATCGCGGCCAAGTGCCTTGAGACGGGCACCGACCCCATCGACTACGTGGGCACCACCGACAAGGACACGGGCCTGACCCTGCAGGTCAAGCAGGTCGCGGACGTGCAGTTCTACGTGGACCACGTCCGGGACATCGTCAAGGCGACCAACGGCGAACTGCGGATCGAGCAGCGGCTGCCCATCTGGTGGATGACCAGCGAGAAGGACGCGCACGGCACGGCGGACGCCGTCATCGTGACGCCCAACGAGTTGATCATCGTGGACGCCAAGTTTGGGTTCAAGGAGGTGGATGCCGAGCGCAATCCCCAGTTGCTGATCTACGCGGCGGCGGCTCACGACGAGTTGAAGGTGGCCTATGACTTCGAGCGCATCCGGGTGGTGATCAGCCAGCCCCGGCTCTTGGCGAAGCCGGAGTACACCTGCACCCCGGACGAGTTGCACGACTTTGTCGTCAGCGTGATAGCGGCGTCGCAGGCGGTCGACATAGAGCCGGAGAAGCTGGTGCCGTCCCCCAAGGGCTGCCAGTGGTGCCGTGCCAAGGCCACCTGCCCCGCCCTGCGCGAGGACGTGCTGGCCGACTTCGATGTGGTCGTGCCGGAGACGGCGGACGAGGACGACCTTGCCCGGGTGATGGCTAACGCGGACATGATCGAGAACTGGGTCAAGGCCGTGCGTGCCGAGGTCGAGCGCAGGTTGTTGGCCGGCACGCCCGTCAAGGGCTACAAGCTGGTGCAGGGCAAGCGCGGCAACCGGATGTGGGAGAGTCCGGAGGTGGCCGAGGCCACGCTCAAGGCGATGCGCATCAAGCACGACATGATGTACGACTACAAGCTGGCGAGCCCCACCAGCATCGAGAAGTTGGTCAAGGCGGACGAGATTGGACCACGCCAGTGGACCAAGATTCAGGCCCTGATCACCCAAAGCGCCGGCCAGCCATCCGTGGCCCCGGCATCCGACAAGCGTCCCGCACTGGTCACGTCAGTGGATGCCTCTGGGTTTGATGACGTGACATCCCTTTAACTTTCTGAAAGACAATCATGGAAATCATCATCAAAGACGTGCGCCTGTCGTACCCCACTCTGTTCCAAGCCCGTGAGTTCAAGGCCGGCGACGGCAAGCCGCGTTGGAGCGCTGCGTTCATCATCGAGCCGGACAGCGACAACGACAAGCACATCAAGGCGGCCATCGAGTCTGAGGCCAAGGCCGTATGGGGCGTCAAGGCCCCGACCATGCTCAAGGGCATGCTCGGGCAGTCCAACAAGTATTGCTACACCGACGGCAGCACCAAGGCCAACGAGGAGTACCAAGGCAAGATGGTGCTGGCGACCCACCGCTCGGCCAAGCTGACCCGCCCGCTGGTCATTGACCGGGACAAGAGCCCCCTGACCAGCGACGACAGCAAGCCCTACGGCGGCTGCTACGTCAACGCCAAGGTCGAAATCTATTGCCAGACGGGTGAGAATGCGGGCGTACGCGCCAGCTTCTCGGTGATCCAGTTTGCCCGGGACGGTGAGCCGTTCTCTGCCAGCGTTCCGTCCGACGACGGCTTTGACGATCTGGGCATCGACGACTTGGTCTGATTTTCGGGGGGAAAGCTACGTTTCAATTTGCAGTTGCCGCTTTACAGCAAGTACCCCCACCTTTTACACACTGGAGATATACACATGAGCGCGATGAAAGAACAGCTATGGACCATGGTCGAAACCATCGACGATGTGTTCGGCGAAGGCTACGCAAAGAAGAACCCCGACTTGGTGGGGCGGATGATGCAGGCCGAGCAGACCGCCTTTGGGGCGTTCCAGATCAGCGAGGCCTTCCACCGTCTGGTGGAAGCAAAAGACACCGGACCGGCATAGAATTGTCTCGCAGCACATACACACATGCGAACGCTTTATCTCGATCTGGAGACATTCTCCGAGACGCCCATAACCCACGGCACCCATGCCTATGCCGCGAATGCAGCGATCCTGTTAGCGGCATGGGCATGGGACGATGCCCCGGTACAGGTCACCGATTTCACCGCAGGCGAGCAACTTCCCGACGATGTCCTCAAGGGGCTATCCGACGCCGAGGTGGTGATCCACAACTCTCACTTCGATCGCACGGTGATCCGGCACGTCTGGGGCGTCGACATCCCCACCGACCACATCCACGACACCATGGTGCAGGCCATGGCGCACAGCCTGCCGGGTAGCCTTGGCATGCTCTGCGAGGTGCTGGGCCTGCCCGCCGACAAGGCCAAGGACAAGGACGGCAAGCGGCTCATCCAACTGTTCTGCAAGCCGCTGGGCAAGAACCGCAAGCTGGACCGGGCTACCCGCGAGACGCACCCCGCCGAGTGGGAGCGGTTCAAGGCCTACGCCGCCAGCGACATCGAGGCCATGCGCGAGGTCAAGAAGCGCATGCCCGTGATCAACTTCACCCCCGCCGAGCGCGAGCTATGGCAGCTTGACCAGCGCATCAACGACCGGGGCGTGCGCATCGATCTGGCTCTGGTGAGGTCGGCCATCGAGGCGATCGACAGGGCCAAGCACGAACTGTCCGGGCGGACGCAGGAGATAACCGAGGGCAGCGTGTCAAGCACCACGCTGACCGAGGTCTTCCGGCTGCACCTGTTCGAGGCGTTCGGCATTGACCTGCCCGACCTGCAGATGGCGACCATCGAGAAGGCGCTGTCCGAGACGGACCTGAACCCGGCAATGCGCGAGTTGCTGCTGATCCGGCTGCAGGCCAGCAGCACCAGCACCAGCAAGTACCGGGTGCTGCAGCGCGGCACCAGCCTCGACGGGCGCCTGCGCGGGTTGCTGCAGTTCTGTGGTGCCATCCGCACCGGGCGCTGGGCGGGGAGGCTATTCCAGCCCCAGAACCTGCCCCGGCCCACGCTCAAGCAGAAGGCGATCGACGCCGGCATTGAGGCGCTGCGGGCCGGGTGTGCACACCTGACCGTCGGCAACGTCATGGAGTTGGTGAGTTCCTGCATCCGTAGCTGCATCGTGGCGGCCCCGGGCAAGAAGCTGGTGGTGGCCGACTTGGCGAACATCGAGGGCCGGGTACAGGCGTGGCTGGCGAACGAGGAGTGGAAGCTCAAGGCCTTCCGCGACTTTGACACTATCACCGGGCAGGACGCCAAGGGCAAGCCCATCCGGCTCGGGCCCGACCTGTACAAGCTGGCCTACGCGAAGTCCTTCAAGATCAAGCCAGAGGCCGTCACAGACGACCAGAGGCAGGTCGGTAAGGTGCAGGAGCTTGCGCTGGCCTATGAGGGCGGCGTGGGTGCCTTTGCGACCTTTGCCAAGACCTACAGCATCGATCTGGACGACCTAGCGGACAAGGTGCTGCCGGAGGCCTCCGAGGAGATCGTCGCCAAGGCGGACAAGTTCCTTGAGTGGGCCAAGAAGGACAAGCGGCCCCGCTACGGGCTGTCCGACGACGCCTTCGTGGCCTGCGACGTCCTCAAGCGGATGTGGCGGGACGCGCACCCCAACATCACGGGGTACTGGCACAAGCTCAAGAACGTGGCGGGAAAGGCGCTCGCCAACCGGGGCAACACATTCAACGAGATCGGGCTCAAGGTCAGGGCCAGCAAGAACTGGCTGCTGATCGGGCTGCCCTCGGGCCGCACGCTGTGCTACCCGTCACCACGGGTCGCGGAGGACGGCGCCATCAGCTACATGGGCATCGACCAGTACACACGCAAGTGGACCCGGATCAGCACCCACGGCGGCAAGCTGTTCGAGAACATCGTGCAGGCGATCGCCCGGGACGTGATGGCCGCCAACATGCCGCTGATCGAGGCGGCGGGCTACGCGATCATCCTCACGGTGCATGACGAGATCATCGCGGAGACGCCGGACGAGCCGCAGTACAACGTCGAGCACATGGCCGGGTTACTGGCCGCGCCCCCAGCGTGGGCGCTAGACATGCCGTTGGCAGCAGCGGGTTTTGAGACGTACAGGTATAAAAAAGGCTGAAAAGTTAACACGTATGCCCGCATATGTACACGAAAGGAACAAAAATGCGTGAGTCAGAGATTGAGAAGTACCTCGTCAAGAGGGTCAAGGAACTGGGCGGCGAGGTCCGCAAGGTCAAGTGGATTGGCCGGCGCGGGGCACCGGACCGGCTGGTGATGATGCCGCCCGACCACACCGAGTGGGTGGAACTGAAGGCCACCGGCAAGGTTCCCGAGCCGCACCAGCTACGCGAACACAAGCGGATGCGCGACATGGGCCAGACGGTGTTCGTGGTCGACAGCAAGGGGGGCGTTGACGCGCTGTACTCCAATGCGAACTGAGTTCACCCCCCGCCCGTATCAGGGCATGATCATCGACCACATCCTAGACACCCCCCGGTGCGCGGTATGGGCCGGCATGGGCACCGGCAAGACCGTGGCGACCCTGACGGCCATAGACACGCTCCAGATGGTCGAGGACGGCCCTGTGCTGGTCATAGCGCCCCTGCGGGTCGCCAGCGACACGTGGCCCAACGAGGTGCTGAAGTGGAACCACCTGCGCGGCATGAACGTGTCCGTGATCACGGGCACCGAGCGTGAGCGCATAGCGGCCATCAAGGCGCCTGCGGCGGTCTACGCCACCAACTACGAGCAGATCGTCTGGCTGGTGGAATACTGGGGTGACAAGTGGCCCTACGCGACCGTGGTGCTGGACGAGTCCACCAAGGTCAAGAACTTCCGGCTGCGTCAGGGCGGCAAGCGGGCGCAGGCGCTGGGCAGCATCGCCCACACCAAGATCAAGCGGCTGATCGAACTGACCGGCACGCCGGCCAGCAACGGGCTCAAGGACCTCTGGGGGCAGGCGTGGTTCATCGACGCGGGCACGCGCCTCGGGCGCAGCTACAGCGCCTTCAGCCAGCGTTGGTTCCGGGAGGGCTTCGACGGCTTCAGTCTGGTGCCGGTGCCGTCGGCCCAGACCGAAATCCAAGACAAGCTGCGCGACGTCTGCTTGACGATCGAGGCCAAGGACTGGTTCGACCTGCTGGAGCCCATCGTCAACGACATCTTGGTGGACCTGCCGCCCAAGGCCCGCAAGCACTACCGGGACATGGAGGACGAGATGTACACCGAGCTTGAGGGCATCGAGGTCGAGGCGTTCAACGCGGCGGCCAAGACCATCAAGTGCCTGCAGTTGGCCGCCGGGGCGGCCTACACCGACGACACCCGCACCAAGTGGACGGAGACGCACAAGGTCAAGCTGGAGGCGCTGGAGTCGATTGTGGAGGAGGCCGCCGGCATGCCGGTGCTGGTCGCCTACAACTTCAAGAGCGACCTAGCGCGGCTTCTGAAGGCCTTCCCGCAGGGGCGGCATCTGGACAAGGACCCGAGCACCATATCGGACTGGAACGCCGGGAAGATACCGGTGCTGTTCGCCCACCCGGCCAGCGCCGGCCACGGCCTGAACCTGCAGCACGGCGGCAACATACTGGTGTTCTTCTCGCCCAACTGGAACCTTGAGGAGCACCTGCAGATCATCGAGCGGATCGGACCCACCCGGCAGATGCAGTCGGGCTACGACAGACCGGTGTTCATCCACCGGATAATCGCCCGCGACACCGTGGACGAGTTGGTGCTGGACCGGCTCACCACCAAGCGCAGGACGCAGGACATCCTGCTGGACGCAATGAAGAAACGGAGAAAGAAGAATGGCTGACTTTGCAAGCTGGAAGCAGGAGAACTTGGCGGCCTACGCCGCCGAGGTGAGCGAGGAGAACCGGGTGTTGCGAGAAGACAACAAGCTGCTGCTGGCCGCGTGGCGGCAGGCGGTCACCGAAAGATATCTGGCCGGAGTTCCTGACGGGTCACCAGACCACCCGTTGCCTCCTCGATCTTCACCGACAGCAGCGGGGATGCCTTCCGCCGCCCAGAGATGAGCAGGGCCATCCACGTCGGGGTGACGCCGAGGTGCTCGGCCATCTCTGACTTGGCACCCCGCACGTCGGTCTTGAAGTATTCAACGAGGGTCATTCCCGCATTATAATCAAACCCCAAGTTAGATCAACAGGAGAGAAAGCATGCTTACCGAAGACGACCTGAAACGTGTCCTGATGGACTGCAAGTGCCAAGACCCCAGCGGGCCGATTGACCCCAACGGGCTCTACACCAACAACCTCGACATCATCGAGTTCGGCCACAAGGTCGAGGCGCTGGTGGCGCTGAACTACGCCCGCAAGGAGCGGGCCGAGTGCATCAAGTTTGTGAAGTCACTGAACGCCACGGTGGCCCAAGCCCTGCAAGAGAAGCGGGGTGGGATGTGATTCGTTACTTTGCAATATGCCTGCTCGTGTGGTTTGTTGGCAGCGTGGTTATGGCTTATCTTTTTGCTCATTAGAGTAATCGTAGGCCATCGCCGCTAAGGGCGCAAGTTGCGCTACATTCCCTATACCCATGAGGGGCGGTATACCGGTAGCCTGCATCAAGGAGCCCGCCGAGCCTACCCCATAAGCAGCGGCACGCCATGGGTTACCGGCTAACCATTCCTCTCTCGCTTTAGCCGCCGATATAGGTGCAAAGGCAGCACCAACCCCGGGAGTAATACGAGGCAAAATAAATTTGCCGAGCTTAGTTAGCACACCCGGGGCGCCACTGGATATTCGGTCTTGCAATGCTTGAAGATCAGCTTGCGTGGCGCTTAGGTTAGTCTGTTGCGCTGGCGAAACAGGAGGGGTAGCCGAATGGGTATCAATCGCCTTATTGGCTGCCAAGGTGGCCTTCAGGCTTGACCCCATGTTCTTTTGGGCATTTTCCAAACGAAGTTGCGCATCAGCTTTTTGTCGAGCTATTTCGGCTTGCGCACGTTTTAGTTCCGCGTCTGCTTGTGCCGCCAGCGCCGCTTTACGCTGGTCTTCTGCCGCTTGGGCCGCCATTTTTTCACGGGTGGCTTGTTGGCCTTCTGTACCCAGCAACAAAGGGCTTTCTTTTACCGGCTCAAAACCCGGGGCAATAGAGGGTATCTTTGACCAAGCCCGCTGTTGGGCGGGTATGTTTTGTTGCTGCATGGCGGACATACTAGACACCACGCGGGCTTCTTGTGGGGTTGCTCCAAATCTTTCAGAGTAATTGGCCGTGGCTTCTCCGCCCCGTGGGAGAAGCGTTAACCCGGGTGCGGGCGCGGGAGCCGACAGGGCCCCTGTTCTTGGCGGCTGGCGTCTAGCCAATTCATCCTCGGCGGTCAAGGTTTGCGCGTAGGCGTGTTGCCTTTGGGCACGGTCTAGTTCAGCTAAATTATCAGCGTGTGTTTGGTACGCAGTTTGGTGCTGAGTTTGCAAAGCCCTTTGCGAGGCTTGGTGTTGTTCCTGAGCGTTCCTTACTAAATCTTGCGCATTTTGTACGGCTTGAGATGCCCGTGGCTGATCAACAGAAACCAGATTTTTATAATCCTGTTGCTTTATGTTGTATTCGGGCGTACCAAATACTTTTTCTTGGGGTAGTGTGCTGCGTAAAACCTTACCCCCCAATAGCCCCGCTGCACCAAGGGCGTAGGGTTTAGCGTCTTCCGGTAGTTTGTTGTAGGTTTCCATTCCCGGAATTGATGACTTGTTTTTATCGCCGGTGGCCTTTAGCTTGGCTTCGGCGGCTCGTAGCTTTACATAGGCCTCTGCGTCGGAATCTTCAGCGTCAGAAGCCGCAGGGGCAGGGGCAGCCGCAGGGGCAGCCGCAGGGGCAGCCGCAGGGGCAGCCGCAGGGGCAGCCGCAGGGGCAGCCGGAGCAGCCTCGTTATCCGCAGCAAAGCGACGATTTATTTCAGCCTGTATTTGCTCTTCGCTTACGGACGTAGTCATGGCTTGCTTTCCTTTTTCAGCGAAGCATTATCTGATGCTTTTTTTAAGTTTCTAAGAAGTAACCCGTTGAGTATTTTTACTTCAGGGTGCTGCAGAGCTATGTCGCGCAAGGGCGTCATTGACCTTTCCGAAACAGCTTGGGGAAGGGCCTTGTTGTACGCATCATATAGCGCGGCGTTATGATCCAAACGTATGTCGTTTTGTTTAACGGCAAGCCTGATAGCCGATATGCCTTGACTCAAGTTTGTTTCTTGTAGCATACGTTGCCCAAATTTCTCTGCTCCTTCTTTTTCAGGATCAATCCCGCGACTTATTAAATCGTAGTAAACACTCTTTGATACAGCATTAAGCAACCTATCGTAGTAATTCCGTTTATCTTGGTCAAGTCCCGCCACCAAAGCCGGAGCTAGGCCTTTTAAGCTAAAAGTTGCGCCGTAGGGGCCTACAGACACACCAATTCCCCCAGCCAATAAGGTAGCCAACGGCCCTTCTTTACGTAATATCTCCGCAGCACTTGCGGCGGAATCGGGGTCGGTGTCTATTGCGTTAAGCACATAATTGTTAGCCTCTTTTGCGGTAGCAAAATTTACGGATTGATTTATTTTTTGTAAATTAACATAATCTTCTGCATACTTACTTTCCGCTTTGGCCGCGTTTGCTTTATAAGAGGCATTGAAGTCTATTTCTTCTTCAGTTTGCGGGGTTTTAAGAAGTTTGCTTCTATCAAAACTCGGTTTAATCACAAAAGTGGACGTATCCAATTTTTCTGCAGCAGCAGGGGGCGCCGTTACTTTATCGCCTTTTGCAATTTGAGATTCTTGGTATGCCTTCAAAATGGCTTTACCTTCTTCTGCAACCTTGGGGTCATTGGACATAGCCAATTTTTGAACAAGGGCTAGTTGCGCGGGGGGTATAACACCTCCTGTCCAAGTAGCGGGTTGTTTTTCTGGGGCAGCAGCAGCAGAGCCGACAGGAGGAGGCGGGAGCGGAGCGCCTGCAATAAAGTTGGGTGGGGTACCCGGGACAACAGGTTCAGGAACGACCGCGTTAAGACGGATCGGGGAGGTAACCGCGCCGGATAATTGGGGACCAGCAGGCTCACCAGCATTTGAAGCCGCAGCGCCCGGTGCTGGAACCCTAGTATCTTTTCGGGGGTCTGCCACGTTCTCAGTAGTCCCTTGAGGGACCACTGGCGGGCGCAACTTTTTGTATTCCGTCTGCAAGTCCTGCAACCGTTTATTGAACTCAACAGCAGGTATAGACCCCTTGAGGTTCATAAGCAACGTCAGGTCGGCGTTGTACTGGGAAGCAAGCACCCCTTGCTGGGCGGTACGTTGGTCTTGCAGCTTCCGCTCGGCGTCAAGGGCGGCCTTTACAGCGGTTGCTGATGCGGAGTCTGGCGCCAGACCTATGATGTGCGAGGCAGTAGCCTCGTTCATGGGCTGGCCGGTAGCCTTCCAATCCGCAAATGCTTTGGCAGCAGACGAGCCTTGGCCCATGGCGATCTTCGAGGCGGCCAACTGGGCACGCATTTGGGCTATGGGTAATTGGCTCTCCCGCTGCTTCTCAAGGTTCTCGCCCAGCGCCTGCGAGGCGCTGCCCAAGGACGCACCAAAACCACCCAGTTGGGGTTTGAAAAACCCGGCGGCTACGTTGAACCAGTTCGGGTTGGCGTAGCGCTGCTCCAACGCGTCCACGCTGGCCTGCAGGGACTTCTGGTATTCGGAAATATCAGATGGCTCGGCACCGTACAAATTGAGGTTTTTTGGGTCGGGCAGACCGGGCTGCATAATTTTATCGGCCATGATCTGTTCCTTATTCGTTCGGGTACCACACACCGTCGACCATGGTGCCGGTGTCGTCACTCCAGTTAAGGTGCTCCATGCCGGTCGTTGCTGTACCGTCAACCCCATAAAGCGGATTGTTGGGATCGGTTTCTGCGCCCGGCACCGTATCGTTAGCGCCGCCAGCGGCCCCGCCAGCGGCCCCGCCAGCGGCCCCCGCTACTGCATCCGCCACAGCGCTCCCGAATTGATTCTTGATGGTTGTCCACAGGCTGTCCCCAAGGATACTTGTTCCATCCGGGTTTCTACCAACCACTGGCTTTGAGAAGATACCCGCCGTTGTGGCACCCAAGCCCGCGATCATCGACAACGGCGAGCCCTTCATGGTGCTGGTGACGGTGGTCGGGATGTTCGCGCCGGACATGACACTGGCCTGCTTGCCAAGGATTTCCAACGGCGCAAGCTGCCTGCTCTGGGCGATGAGCCGCTGTTGATCGCCAAGGGTCGCCAAGGCGTTGACGTCGGCCAAGCCCTGCGTCTGAAGCTGGTTTGCTAAGGCCGCTTGGCCGGTGCCCACGTCACGGTACAACTGGCCCTGCTGGGCGGCAAGGTTACCCGCCGTCTGACCCGCAGTCACCTGATTGACGTTGGCTTGGTTCTGCAGGGTGCCCGCCGTCTGACCGGCGGCAAGCTGGTTGAGGCGCTGTTGCTGGGCCGCCTTGAGGGCCTCGGAGTAGCCGGACTGCAACGCTGCTGCCTGCTGTCCCAGAGCCCCGATGTTGGCGTTGGAGATGCCCAGCGCCAGCGCGTTGGCGCCACGCTGCGATCCAAACTGGCCTCCACCAACGGCCCCGGCGGTGATGCCCGGGGACAAGTTTTGCTGGATGTTTTGCTGGTTCGCCAGCCGGATTTGGTCGACCACGTTGGTGGTGTAGGGGTTCATGTACCCGCCCACCAAGTCCGCCGCGCTTGAGGTCCCACCCTGCAGGTATGGGTTGGCCTGCGACAGGCCGCTGGTGGTCGTACCAGCCGTTAGAAACGGGCTGGCTGCGCCCGTAATATCCGTCCCGCCAGCCTGCTGAAATGACTGCCCAGCTTGGGCGATGCCGGGTTTGTAGTTGCCGACGTTGGACGCTACACCGGTGAAAGCCTGACTTTGAAGCGGTGCCGTATTCCATGCCGCGACATCAGTGGCGGCACCGGCTGCCGTCCCCTTGGTTGCAAGGTTGGATAGGTAGTCGGTGTAGTATTGGGGTGTCGTCGTCGCTGTTACCTGCGACGATTCGGTCAAATCAGCCATGCGTTTTCCCCTTTGAGGACTTCAGGTATTCTAGCGGAGACTTGGCATCCGGGGGCAGTTTGTCCGGTGGCGCAGACCGGGCCCGGGAGCGGATGGCTCGCACCATCCTGTCAAGTTCTTCCGCTCCGGCTTTGTTCGAGCCGTTCCCCAGTGCCGCCACCACGTCCGCCGAAAACACGTACTCACCGTTGGCAAGCATCGCCGCGATATCGTCGCTGGTGCCGTCGCCCTTGCCCTCCACGTACTTGCCACCCAAGCCGCTCAGGCCCCCCGTGCGCAGCAGGGGCACGCCGTCGTAGTTCGGGTGGGTGTGGTCGTCCGGCTGCCCGCCCTCGGCGAGCGTCATTCCCCGGGCCCGCAGGAGTGCCGCAAGCTGGGGAAGCACCTTGGGGTTGTGGGTCCCACCCATCTGGCCCTGCTTCAGTAGCTGGGGCCGATCGGGCTTACCATCGAACCCCAAGGCGCCGAGGCCCTTCAGTGCGGCCATGGTGTCCCGCACGGCGTAGGACTGGTCGGGTTGGCTACCCTCGGCGAGGTTCTGAACCGGGCCGCCTTGGGCGTAGCCTGAGTACCCCGAGAATCCTGAGTAGTTGGGCTGCGGCGTGGAAAAGGGCAGGGTATTTGCTCTGAGAATATCCACCGTTTCTGGTTTCGTGTCCTCCACGTAGTCGTAATCCGGTGAGGTGTCTTTTACGATACTGTCGTAGAGTTGTTTTAGCTGACGGTCGTTCATATCTTGCCCCATTTTCCCTACGTGTAGAAGGCCGCCCCCGGAAATAACAGACGGGTCTGAGTATTTTAAAGTGGGCAGCCCACCGCTGCTTGTAACGGTTGGCGTAACAGTCGGTGTAACGGTTGGCTTGACGGGGGTCACCGGGGTCACTGGCAACGGGGTCACTGGCGGCGGGGTCACCGGGGTCACCGGCGCGGGAGTATCCGCGATTACTTCCGTCACAGGCCCGGGCGACCCAACATCCGTCAAGGGCAAGTCGGATAGTGGCGGCAGGTCGGCGATTACGTTTGTCACAGGCCCGGGCGACCCAACATCCGTCAAGGGCAAGTCGGATAGCGGTGGCAGAGCGCCACCACCCCCGATGTAATCTGGGATGTCGACTACCGTTGATGGTAGACCCCCGCCGCCACCGGGCAGGTCACCGCCCCCGATGTAATCTGGGATGTCGACTACCGTTGATGGTAGACCCCCACCATCCGTCAGATCGCCACCCCCGATGTAATCTGGGATGTCGACTACCGTTGAGGGTAGACCCCCACCATCCGTCAGATCGCCACCCCCGATGTAATCTGGGATGTCGACTACCGTTGAGGGTAGACCCCCACCATCCGTCAGATCGCCACCGCCGCCGGTAGCACCGCCTGTGCCGCCACCGGCCACAGAACCGGTGCCGGTATTCCCCTGCATGGCTAGTTGAAGAGCCAAATTAGGATCGACACCAGCGGCTACTAAATCTTCAAAATCCGTCGTAACCTTATCGCTCGGAATTTGCTCGTCGGGCAAGTCAACCGCGTCCGAACCCGTGCCAAGGTAGTCGGGAATATCAGACTCGATTGGGTACGGCGCTTGTGGTGTAAGCCAAGCATTCAACTCCGCGTCGTAATACGATCCGGCAGGTTTATTATCAGCTTTCTCTGCGGATAAGACCTCAAAACCTTCAGGTGGTACGACAGTTGATGCGCGGCTGTCCTCGGAGTAGATAGGACGCCCGCTACTAATATAAGCAGGTGCGCCACCGCCGCCCCCAGCATCGCTTACAACCCCAGTATCAAGCCCTGCGGTAACATACCCCGGTTGAACCTCTCCCGGCGTGCCAAGAATATCCGCGACCGTTTCGGGCGATAGATTAGGCTCGCTCAATCTTGCATCAGCGAGGATGTCTGTAATGCTTGGGGTGGGTGTGGTGGCGCTTGCTGTTGTGTCTGCGGACGCAGCCCGTTGCGCCGGGTCTTGTGACATGGGGTTAGCTGCGGATGCACCGGGGGTAGCTGTCACCGCGTCTAGTACGTAGTTTGCCCCTGCGTTGATCGCAGAATTGAGCATCGACTTAGTGCCGTCGCCACCTTGGATGGAGGTGGCAATGCCAGTCTTAACGATGTTCTGTTGGGCAGGGGATAAGTTATCTATTCCGGGGATGTTCTTTACAGCTTCAGTGGCGGCAGAGTTAGCTACCGTAGAAACTATAGACTGCCCAATACCCTGCAGCACTTCATCCCCGCTTTTGCCTTGGGCCACTGCGGTTACAACGTCAGTCCCAGCTTTAAAAATGGCGTTCTGAGCAATCGGGTTAGTGGTTATTTGGCCTATGGCTGATTTTATATCTGCGCCATAAGCCCCCAATCCTACAGAAATGATGGCGCTGCCAAGAGCTTTGTCTAGGGGTTGTCCTTGAGCTACGCTAACCCCTGTTTGCGCTAACGCTGTGCCTATGGTTGTTGCCATAGCGGGGGTGGCGGCTGCACCCGTAAGAACCCCGGCGTTTACCAACGACTGCCCAAGCGCCTGCCCGATCCCGGGTAAAAAGTACGAAGCAGCCATACCAACAATGGCCGGGGCGTTTCTAGACAAGCCCAAGGTGTTGTCCAAGTTTTCTAAACCCTTGCCAATAGAGGTAAGCCCGCTAGACAACCCCAACGAAGAGTCGATCCCGGCAAAAAAGTCACCAACAATATCGCTGCCATTCGATGTATACGTGGTAACGAAATTCCCTTGGGTGTCGTACCTGTTGATGGTCCCATCAGGGTTAACGGATTCGTATGCCTCGATGTATTCGGTAACCGGAATATCAACATTGGGACCGCCGCCTCCCGTTCTACCAATAACAGCTCCTAACTGTTGGCCCGCAGAAGGGCCGTTTTTGGCAATTCCCGCTGCAACAGTAGGTTGTACTACGGAGAGCGCAGATGGAGCAATTACAGGTGGAGCAACCACAACGGGCGCAGGTTGAACAACCGCAGGGTACCTACTCTCGTCATCGCCTTGGTAAGTCCCAAGTGTTGATGGCGCTGTTGTTGGATAGTTAAACTGATCCCCGCCTTCGCGGTAGGAGTATCCCCGGGCGCTGCGCTTTAGTTCTAGGATGTTCATGGTGCTTTATCTTACCGTCGTAAGGCATTTGCGAAGGCGAAGGCCCAATCTTGCCATGTTCCGAAGCCGGTGCTGCCCGGAACCCCCGCAAATCGACCGATACCGGACACCGCGTCCGCCCACTGGTGCCACTCGCTTTCCGGTGAAACGCCAAGCTGGTTTGCCGCAAACAACTCGGACATGAGCGCACACCATGCGTCCCACGTGAGATTGCGGGGGTCGTAGACCTGCGCAATCCTCATGGGTTGCCTGTCCCGCGTGTATCACCAGTCGTCATGGAGAGCAAGATTCGGCCCGTCTGATACGTGCCGCCGGCTTCATTTGAGATGAACCGCAGTCGCATTTCCCGGCGTTGCTCACGCATGTCTATTTTCAACGTGGACGGCGTAAAGGGGTACGGCTCCGACTCCACCGTGGTGTCGTCGGCGTAGCCCTCGCCGGTTACGATCACGCTCATAGTGCCGGTCTGCACGAAGTCGGGCTCGATGCGCTCCAACCGGGTCCACAGGTTATCCCCGGGCTGCTGCTGGCTGCCCACCAGCCCACCCATGGTTCCGATGCTGTTAGTCTCGAAGTAGCTTTCAATGGCCGTCACGGAGGTCAGGTTGATGTCGTCATAGCCCGTCTCATGCTGCCACAGGGTGTACGTGCCTGCACCGTTAGCCTCGTTGCCGGCCCACAGGGGCTTCGGGAACACCTCAGAGAACACGCCGGCTGAACGTCGGGCGCCCAGCGCCTCCCCGGCGTCGTACCACGTCTTCTCGCGCACGTTGTAGATAATGGCGTCCGTGCATTCGGTGGCGTCACCCTTGGGATAGAACCACCAGATTTCCCCGTACCGGGGCACCTTGGTGGCCCATACCTTCTGGCGCTGGACCATGTTTACGTTGTCGAAGAAGTAGTTCTGGTTCAGTTCGTTGGTGATCTCCTGCACCTGACCGCCGTACATTAGGAACCGGTCTACGCCAGCCCAGTAGTAAATGCCGTCGTACTCAATGACGCTGCTGGACGACATGATGGACGTCTGGCTGCTCACCAAGTCGTACGTCCAGAAGTAGTTTATACCTCCAGCGGAGGACGGCTGGAAGGACACGCGGATGAGGGCATCAGAGGCCCAGAACAGGCCTGAGGGGGACGTAGAGCCGCCCCGGATGGGTAACCCCTTGACGATCTTGCCAGTAGCCACGTTGTTGGAGTTGGCGTCCGGTGACACCCAGTTAGAAAAATCCCCGGCGCTAGAGTTCTGGATCAGGCCGTTGTTGCCGTAGATGAACAGGTAGGGGTGCAGCACCACGCACCCGCCCGACACGGCGATGTTGTTGTCGAATGTAGCGACGATGCTGGCGCTGCCCGTTGCGGCGGCGGACATGGTGACTGCGGCGCCCAATACGGATAGCACCGTGGTACCCGCAGGTATGCCGGTGCCCGATACGCTCTGCCCCGCGCCCACGCGCACGTTGGCAGCCGCTAAAGTCAAAACAGCGGTGCCGTTGGTTGTTGCTGCCGCCGTGAACAAACCGACCTTGGACATCGAGGCGATGGCGGTAAAGGTCAGGCCGGTGGGCGTGCCCGCCGTCGTGGTGACAGGAGTTCCGCCAAAGCTGGTCGACAGCGTAAAAGTCGACGAGCCGTCGGTGGCGATGATGAAGTACGTTGTGGGGTTGGTGTAACCGGCTATGCTTCCGGTCCCGCCGAAGGTACCGCTTATCGTGATCTGCTGATTAACGATAAGGGCGACGCTCGATAAGGAGCACGCAAACGTGCCAGCAACCCCGGTTATCGTTACCCCCGTCAAGATGCCAAAGCCGCTTGGAAAGGTGCCGTACAGCACCGGGGTGTTGGTGCTCGCCGTTATGTGCCTGAGATTCTGCCCGGGATGCGCCACCATGTTGTTGGTGTTGTTGCCGGTTGAATCGTAGGCGATATCAAACTGCCACAGGTTATTGTCACTGGCAGTAAAGTTGTTCAGAAGATAGTTATACGGCCCCGACCCGATGCCCCCACTGGAGCCGGTGATCCACTGCTGAAGGCCATTGTTGTAGCCCGACACCACGTAGTTGAAGCCGTTGACGGCGGTCATCGTCATGCCCCGGGAAACCCCCGTGGCGTTCAGGAACACGGCGTCATAACCGCCAATCTTGCGGGGCCGGTTGCGTTGAAAGCGCACCCACTTGCCGTCTGTAAAGCAAGGCGAATTGAATCTTGTTCCATCCCGCTGAATACCCGCCGGAATCTCCATCGCAATGACTTTTTGGGTCATTAGAAGGTACCTCCGCTGATGCCACCAAGGGCAGTTACCGTCCCCGCCATAGTGAGGCCCGAGGCGTTAAAGTACCCCACCTCGGTGTTGGCGATTACAAAACCTACCTTACCTGAAGACGGCAAGTAAAAACCAGAGTTCAAATCCCCCGAAAACTTGATGGAGGGCACCGCCAAGCTGCCGTTGCCGACGGTGAGCGACACAATACTGCTGGATGACCCCGAAGCGGCGTTATAGACGTTCGTGCCGTCGCAGATAACTATCAGGGAGTCGCCCTGCGATATGGTGACCGTAGCGGCACCCGCCGATGCCGTCCTCACTACGAAGGTAAAAGCGCCTGTCGTGCTGTTGGTGATCGAGTACAACTGCACCGTGGACGGGACCACTACCACCTGATTACTCGTAAGAGCGCCCGAATAGAACTGGATCGTGTTGGCGGCCTGTACGGAGGTGAGGGTCAGAGTGCCCCCTGTTACCGTCAGCGCGAGTTGGGTGTACACGAAGCTGTTCGACCGGCCTATGCCGAAGGTATCCCACCCGGTGCCGGTGGACACCACCGTCAGGGATTCCGTAAGCTGCAACTGCTGGCTTGCATTCCCATCGATTAGGTCCAAGCCGTTGGGGAAAATTGTCAGCACACCGGTGCCGCCGTTGCGGATTGTCACAAACCAATTAGCGCCTACCGTCCCTGCCGATGGGAGCGTAAGCGACCCAGCGCCGCCGGCCCACACGTCCAACCCAGCACGATCATTAACGGAGATGTTGCCGGTAGAGTTATACGTCACTACCGGGCATGACTGGTTGAGGGTTAGCCCGGATGCCACCAGCCCAGCGCCAGCCAACGCGGAGGCATTTGCCGATGACGTGCCCGCCCCAAACACTACCGAAGCCCAGACCCCATTGGTGGTCGTGTTGTCGATGAGCCAGATAAAGTTCGCAATACCCGACGCGATGGACACGATGGTGTTGCCGGAATTATCGGCAACCGTGAAGGTGTTTGAGCCTACGTTACGGACTAACACCGACTGCCCGGTAGACACTTGCGTTGCAGGCGGAAGCTGCAGCAATAGGCTCGCCACGGTGGCTGTCACATCGATGATGTTGCTGACCGGGGTGTTGTTGTTGCCGTTCACCGGCCACTGCAGCGTCGTGTTGCTGCTGATCGTCAACGACTCATAACTGGTCGACGAGGGGCTAATCGTCTGACCCGAAAAGGGATTGATATACGAGGTCATGGCTAGGAGTCCTGTACGATGGCCTGACGATCGCCAACTCGAAGCTGGTCCTCTACTTTAAGCGCGGCCATGGCGGCGTCAAACAGGCCGCCCCATACCTGTAACCGAGCGTCGTCCTTGAGGAACGGCGCGGTTTGTTTTAGGGTGCCATACAGCATAGCGTTAGGGGCATTTCGCGTGAGCCAGTTTGTCTGGTTGTCCGATGCCAACGGCGGGAGCCGGGTGTAGCACAACGTCTCAAACGCAAAAGCCGAATCCGGCGTGGGCGCCACAAACCAATGATCCGCGTCATAGTCTGCGTAGTAAAGAGGGGTATCCAAAGCCGTTACATCTGGGGCATAGCTGCTGAGATACTCCAGCTTACGCAAGTACAGGGGTTGCTTCTGCCCCGCCGTCGTCGTAAGGGTCATGGATACCGTCTTACGCCAACGCGCCGGCTTGGCAATCACAGGGTTGTTGATGTTCATAGTGCCATCCGCCACCAGTAGTTGCCCCAGTGTCTTTATGTTCTCTGCGATCTCAAACTCGGCCAGCATGATGGCCGTGGGTATGAAGGCGACCACCGCTGGATCGGTACGCTCTAGGTACTGGAGCACCGTGGAGGTGAGGCTGTCGTAAGTTAGCGCGGCGGCAGGCGTAGTCATTTGTCAGCCTTAGCATCAAGTTTGTCAAAAATCTGTTTGCAGATAGCCTTGATCTCGTCGATGTCCCGATGGTAATCGCTCTTGGTTACAAACTCTTTTTGCAGGGATCGGACGTCCGCATCAAGCCTGTCGATGGCTCGGGTGATGCTATTTACCACCCACCCCCCTAAGAAAGCGACGAGGCCCAAAACGATATTAAAAAACACCTGTATATCCACGGCTGCTCCTAGGCTAATTGAGAAGCGAGCGATTGGACTTGCGCTACCCGGTTTCCCCAACCCTTGCCGAAGGTTCCCCACGTCGGAAGACCCTCCAAGAATTGTAACCGCGTATCGTTATATTGGGTGATCAACTGCTGGACCGGCTTGGCGTTTATAGCCGCTAAGGTCTTCGGGCCTATGGCACCATCAGGGGTGACCTCCGCGACCGTCTGGAGCCACTTGGCGGCCCTTCCCGGGCCACTGTTGATGGCGGCGTCGAACACCGCGTAGTCCAGACCATCGGGCAGTGAATCGCCCTGAATCTTGTCCCAATACTTCCTACGGTACAGCGGGGCCACCATCTCGGGCGTCAGGGAGCGCATCTCTTTCTCGTTGGACTCACGGCCCACCCACTCTTCCCAGACAGCCTTGGTCACGCCCAGATTCGTCATACCACCGGGGTCTTTGGGGTGGTTTACAAAGCCACCCTCGTGTTTCAGTACGTGGGCCAGCGCATCAACAAAGTTCTCTTTCATCGCATTTCCTTTGCCATCTCAGCCATCTTGTCGGTCTTGTCTTGACTGCTCTTGCTGGTGCCATAGAAGAAATTCAAAATTGTGGCAACGACAGTCCCCAACAGGAACCCAAGGATGGTGTCGGCAAAGCGGACGTTCTGCTCTGGGATGGTGGCGAAGGTGATGCACGCAATGTAAACAACCGCGCACACTGACCAGAAGGCAGCAAAGTAGTAGATGAACCGTTTGGAGAACACATCCGACTGACCGAGCGCAGCAGCCTGCATGTCACGCGCACCCTTGACGTTCTCAAGGTGCAACTTGGCGTACTCCATGTCCATCTCGCGCAGCTTCTTGCCTGCCTCTGGGTCACCGGCAATGGCTTGGGCTACAGCAGCTACAGAGTCCTCAACGCCGAACTTTTTTGCAATCATCGACACAGCCGCGCCACCAAGGGGGCCAGCCACCGCAGTAGCAATGGTGGGGGCAAAGCCCTTGAGCATATTAAGTAGCTGATCCATTATTTCTCCAACAAAAATGACAAGTTTGCGTGGCGGGGGTACTGCACCACGCGCTCCCCCTCGGGGCATTTGTACTTAATGGTTGCCAGAAGAGTTGCCGTGCCGGGGGCAATCTTTTCTTTCCTCACCATGGTGAGTTGGTAAGTGAACGTATCAATTGTTGGCCCTGCTGGGCCGCTGAATTTGCTGGCCGTGGTGGTGGCTTCATGCACCATACCTGCGGCATCTCGAACGCTCGGGGTAAAACTTTCTACCGAGCAATCATCACGTTTCTTGATCCGAGCAACAGTGACTGTGATCGGCTGTCCAACGGCTGCTGTGATTTTAAAATGCTCTGGTGCCCACTCCAAGATAGCACGATCAAACCAACCAAACTTGTCGGCAAGGGTGTAGCTGCCGCCCAATGCAGCAACGCTTGCTGCAACCGCTCCAATGGCCTTGGTGAGGTCAAGCATGTTCAGTATCCAGCTTTCGTTCGCGCTTCTACCTCGTAGGGACTTTTTAGGTACCCGTAACGCAGCAGGTAGTAGAAAATCTTGACGGTCCACTTAACAGCCCCATCCCGTTCGATCTGCGCCACATGCACCGCCTCGTGGGCAGCAAGGGCGTAGTTCAGTTCTTCGCCGGGTCGGCAGTACACCGTCTTCCAAGGCGTTGTTACAGCCAAGGCACCAGCGAGGTTCAAGAACCATAGAACGGGCAGGGGAGCGGTCTTCATACAGCTTCGGCTTCGACTTTTTCAGTGGTTGCCAGCGCTTCCTTGAGCAGCTTCAGGAACGAATCCTTGCCGACTTGGAGTTGCTGTAGTTGAAACTGGGTTGAGCCAATCTTGCGATCAAGGTCAACCGTGTGGTTCAGCAGCAGGATTTGCTGTTCAGTAAAAGTGTTGGCGTCATGCTCAACACCGTCTATCGTGACGATCTGGGGCTTTTTGTTTTCCATATCGCTTTCCTTTCAGTGTGCTGCCAAGAGCGGGTGGCAGCGTCCCGTTATGCGACCCAAGGCAGTGGCGGGGTCACCACCGGTGGATTGATCTGGTTGTCAAGCTGCTGCTGCACAGCGGCCTCGGTAGCGTCTTTATCCACGCCGTTGGCCCATACCCAGCCCAGCACTTGATCTTGCGTCAGATCAGCGTAAGGGGTGTACTGGCTCGTTGGGCCAGTTGGTGCAGGGAAGGAGCAGGTTGAGTAAACCGACGAGGTGTAGGTGCCGTCAGTACCAGAGCATGTCCAGTGAGCGGTGATGGCGTAGTTGGTCACGCCGTCCGCGAGGGGCAGGCAATCCAAAGCCGTAATTGTCCAAGTGATATTTGTCATGGTGGTTCCTTTGGGGTTAAATTAGCCGCCGCCCGTACCATAAGCAAGGCAGACGCAGGAAGCGTAAAACGATACTGTTGCTCCTGAAGAATTGGTAACTTGCAAAGCAGTACCACTTACAGTGGCAGAGTAACTTGCGGATGTTTTGTCGCTCACGGTACTGACAATTTCAAGTGTTGTCGTGGTTCTAAAAACAAGAAGCAAAAGACCTTGCGCCGCTGTGTCAGAGCGTGAGATGTTTATGTACGAAAATCCTCTTGGTGGGGTGATAATTGTTGCCGTAGCGCCATTCGCTATAGCAACGGCTGTAACGGCTGTTCTTGCTTGGACAATGCCATTAACTGTTAATTTTTGCTCAGGCGAACTTGTCCCAATACCTACGTTGCCGGAACTGTCTAGGCGCATGCGTTCTGCCGGATTAGCAGCATTTGTACCTGTAAAAAAAACTAGCGCGCCCGGAATATATGTAGCGCCGTTTGCACCATCTACCACGCCTGTAATATAAGAAGAACCCGCTATTGCAGATGAAGTATTAACGCCTTCAAAAGAAATAAACCCAAGGTTGTCACCGGGAGAATTAGCTACTTGAGTTCCTACAGCACTCGATCTTGAATGTGCAAGCACCAACATACCGCCAGAAGTAGCGGTGTTGGAATATGTTTTAGCTAATATTGGGGCATACGTTGCGGATTTTTCCAGATCAATACTGGGGATAGAACCCCCTCCAGCCCATGTAGCACTTGCACTAGGAGTAACCCCTAAGCCTAGGTTGCCGGAGGAGTCAAGACGCATGCGTTCTGTTGCACCACCACTTAAAAACGCTAGTGCGTTGGACGATCTAATTACAAAATCTGAAGCCGTCGCCGTACCAAGAGAAGTGCCTCCACCAATAAATCCTGTATAGCTTGCATTGTTAAATACGGCGTAGTTACCGTACATCTGGAATGTTTCAGCAAACGCTAGTGCTGTTGCCCCTATTAACAGGCTACCTGCGCTGGTGATACGCATAGCCTCCGCGCCACCTTCAGCAAAAGCAATGGTGTCAGCGGCGGGGAAGAAGATGCCTGTATTCTCGTCACCAAACCGAGTAAGTGCCGGAGCAGCAGCAGTGCCAGCAGCGAACTGCACATTTCCAGCAAAGTAATTCGCAGCAGTCCCACTCGCGTAGATGTTCCACTTGTTTGTACCGCTGGAAACTAGGGATGTAATGCCGTAGTTGTTGGTGCCTTGGGTTTGGTCAACGATAGCAAGGCCGTGCTGATTGGTGATGGTGCTGCCAGCGCCTTTGGTTCCGAGAGCTACATACAGCCCGTAAACATTGCTGACCGTAAATGCAGCGGCGGCGGTGGAGACACTGCTGAGTACACCAATGCCAACAGAAGTAGCGGCTGACGTAATTGTCGGACTGCCACCGATACCGACCTGCAAGGTGCTGGCTAGTGCAGTTGGTGCAACGAACAGTCCGTAATTGGTAAGCGGAGCCGCACCCACCCCCATATACCCATTTACTGTCACGATGTCTGTGGTGGCATCACCAAGGGTTACGTTGCCTGTGACGTTAGCAGAGCCTGTTACAGACAGGGTGTTGGTAGGCGAACTCGTTCCAATACCTACGTTGCCTGTGCCAAGAATTCGCACACGTTCTGCAAGGGAAGCGCCGCTATTTGTTAAAAAGGCTAAGTCGCCTTCAGCGTTGCCCGTGTTACTGTTGACCATGTTAATGCTGGCCTTGGTTCTTGATCCGGGAGTGGTTCCAAAAACAAGAGAAGCTGTCGCGCCGGATACGTTGTCGGAGGTAAATATGTGGGCGGCCACAGTGTTACCAAGGTCCTCAATGTCTAGCTTTGCACTCGGCGAACTTGTCCCAATCCCAACACTGCCAGCAAAGTAGTTAGCCGCAGTACCAGAGGCGTAGATGTTCCACTTGTTTGTGCCGCTGGAAACTAGGGATGTAATGCCGTAGTTGTTAGTTCCCGTAGTAAGGTTTGAAATATACAAACCATGTTGATTTGTAATTGTTGAACCTGCGCCAAGTATTGCGCTGTCAACACGAAAACCAGAAAGATTAGAAACTGTAAAAGCAGAAGCGGCGGTATTTGGCGAGGCATAAAAACCCAGAATATTACTTGTAGCCGCTGAAGTGCCAGTGATGTTTGAATGAAATCCGCTTTGCGTTGTTCCAGAAAGTGCGGTTGAACCAACATACACCGAAGTTGAAGCTGCTGGAGCACCCCCCACACCCATATACCCATTCACCGTCACAGTGTCTGTAGTGGCATCGCCAAGGGTTGTGTTGCCTTGTGTAGAGAACGCAGATGAAACTGTTACCGCACCAGTCGAGTCAGCAATAGTTATTGCAGCAGTGCCGTCCTTGGCCTTGATGTTGGTGACCTCAAGGTTTGTCAGATCAAGCGTGGTGGCGTTGATAGAACCGGCGTTCACTGCACCAGAGACAGTCAGGTCTGTGCCGTTGAATGTCAGGTTGGCCGAGTCAACCTCAAGACCCGCTGTGCCGCTGTAGACCAAGCGCGTAGCCGTTAGGGCAGAGTTGGCAATGGAAGTAGCTGTGAGGGCCTTGGCTGCAAGGGTGGTGTTGGCTACCGTCAACGTGCCCGTGGCCGCGCCAATGTTCAGCGCGGTGGCTGCGCCAAAGGCATTCACCGTTGTGCTGGTTGTGTTGAATACCGCCATCGTCGCGCCGCCAACCACTGACGTAGTGAATGTGGGCGATGTTCCAAACACCAGCGCGCCAGAGCCTGTTTCATCTGTTACCGCCGCTGCAAGGTTGGCACTTGAGGGTGTTCCAAGGAAAGTTAGAACCCCCGTGCCTGTGGTTGTGGTGCTTGGAGCCGCACCAGCCCCGCCACCAATGACCAAGGCATTTGCTGCCAATGCAGCGGATGATGCCAGTACGCCTGTGGCGGTATACGCTAAAACACCACCGGAGGTGCCTGCGGTAAGACCTGTGCCCCCGTAGGCCACCCCAAGGGCATTGGTGAGGTTCAGCCTCGTCAGCGTAGTGGTGCTGGTCCCGCTGTTGAACGTCATGGCCCCGTTGCCAGCCAACGCGCCAGCGTTGTTGTACTGAATCTGCGTGGTTGAGCCGCCAGCGGGGCCTGCGGTTGCCCCCGCCAGAAGTGTCACTACCCCCGAACTGTTCTTGTAATACAGCTTGCCGTCGTTGGTATTCAGCGCTAATTCGCCGGCAGCTAAGTTTCCAGCCGTAGGAACCGCAGCACCTGTTGCCGAGTAATACAGAGATATTGGGGTGTAACCAGTTTGTGCCATGTTCTTGCCTTAGAGCTAGGGAGGCCCGTATTTCCCCTCGTAGGCCGGGGACTGGTCATCAAAGCCAGTCAGGTCTACGTCGGGCCTCGGGAACCTCAAGTTTATCCGTTCTGTCTGCCGCGCGGCGAGCCGGTAGGGGTCAAGCTGATCCGCGCACCCCTGATCGCATACGCGCAGGCCCGGGACGTTGGGGTCCGAGCCCAGTGACGAGAACGCACGCTTCATCTTGCACCGATCGCATACCGCGATGGCTAGGGACGCATTGCCTTCGGTGTCAAGATAGCGTGGCATCAGCGTGTGTAAACTGAAATATTCGGGGCCAGATAAATCGGAGATTTATCCCGTTCTTCGCTCTCGGCGTCATTGAGATACTGGGCGGCCATCTTCTCAAGGTACCCAACGCGATCCAAGGGCACGCCCGGTAGCTCCAAGCTCATCCGGTGGGACAGGTTCATCAGGACCGCCTCGTACCAGCGCTGGGGTATCTCTAGCTGGCCGTTCAGGGCACCCACGTCCATGATCTGGCGTGAGTACCACACCGTCATCTGCACGAATGGGTCAGACGGCACCGGCCACAGGTACATCGTGGGCTGGGGGATGGTCCGATCGAACCAGAACTGGAAAGGCTGGTTGGCCGTGAAATTCTTGTTGGGCAGGTTGGTGTAGTCGTCGCGGTTCAGCCGGGACATCTGCAGTTCGCGGGAGTTGTTGCCAAAATACAACTCGCGCAGGGACAGCGTGGTGCCATTGGTGGCACGCATGCGGTAGAACTCGACGTTCTGGCCGGGGTCGATGTCCGTCCACACCCAAGCCATGTCCGACACCGCTACGTTAACGCCCGTGGCAAGGTTGTTCCATGCCACACCGTCCGTGGAGTATTCCAGCACGTAGTTCCACGTGGCACTGCCGCCGCCGGCAACGTAGGGCATGAACCCGATGGAGCCGATGTACTGCGGGTCCGTAACGCCAAAATCCACGGCGATGTTGCCGTTGGTGGATGTCTGCTGGCAGTACGTGGTCAGGTCGTTGTCAGCGGCGTTGGAGGCCGTTCCGCCTGCGGATGAGGTGTAGGTACCCACCGGCCTGTTCATCTGCCTGTAGAGCACGTTCTGGGCGTCCACAGCGCCCACCGGGAGGCTGTAGATGTACTGGTTAGCGTTCAGGCCAATGACGGTCTTGTTGATGGCCCAGTAGTTGATCCCAAGGTTCGCCAGATTGGACAGGAAAAAGAAGAGCGACTCCTTGGCCGATTGCACTTGCTCGACCGCCAACTCTTCGGCCAGCTTGCCGCAACGACGCGCACCGTGATCGATCAGCGTCTGGACGGAGATTACGGTCTGACCGACGGTGCCGGAGTACGCCATGTTGTGTCCTTACCAGCCGGGGCAATCCCAGCGTTTTAATGATGCCTTTGCGCGGGGTGCGTCACCCTTGGAGTGTTCCACCACGCCGCTCATGCGAGCGCAAAACGAGTCCTTGCGGGCGCCTCCCTTGGGCTGTGGGGCCTTCAGATTCGCCCCCGTCTCTCGATTGTACTTGGCGCGTCCTTTTTCAGTAAGGCCGGCGCCCTTGGACACGGGCAGCTTCTCGCCCCGGCCAATTGCTAAAGAGGGGGACTTCTTTGCCATGGCCTTTACCAGTTGGAAGACTTCTTGGATGGGCTGCAGGTAGACATACGCCGGGTGGTGATGTGACCACCCTTCTTGTAGCCGTACATCTTTTCACCGTCACCACCTTCAATGTCGTTATCCGCTGTCTGTTGGGCACCGTCCAACATGTTTTGCGGTGCTCGGCTGTTATCACGCGAGGCTACCGTTGGTGTGTTGGGCGTGCTGGAAACCATGCCCCCAAGGCTTGCAACGCCGCCATCGGCCATCCGCTTGGTCTTTGCCGAATCCCGGAAAGCCGTGGCAGTTGGCGCGCCCTTGCTGTCCGGTTTGCGCATGCGCTCATCTGAGCCCTTGGCAATACGCTCCTGCTTGGCATGGATGTTGGCGTACAGACCACCCTCTTTCATTTTCTTGGTTGAAAATAGTTTTTCCACAATTTGCACCCGTTGAGGTTTGGTTGTTACGTTATCGATGATTTTTAGGCGTTCTGCTTTATCTTTCCCTGTTTCATAAAACCCAGCTTTTTTCAAAGACTGAACCACTCCGCCTTCTGCCATTTTGTCGGCCTTGACAAACTCTTTGCCGACCTTCTGCGGGACGCCGCCAAAGCCGCCCTTGGTGTGGGCAGCGGCTTGCATCAAACGATGTTGGGCCGGTGATTTGCTTGGCATGATTAACCGCAGAAAATGGTTACAGCCGCGCTTGCTGGCAAAGTTACATGGATGTTGGTTGTGAAGCGGATACCGTTGCCGGGGATCAGCGTTGAAATTGGGGTTAATGGGGCAGCAGGAATATTCAAGCGCAATCGCACAGTGCCACCAGAACCGCCATCACGAAACACAATTTCACCAGCCGTTCCACCGGGCGCTATTTGGTACCCAGCAAGATTTGTTGCGCCAGCGTAAATCGTGCCAGTCGCATCTTCATGAACGGAAAATACGTTTGTCAATGTTGACATAATTTTCTCCAATTGAAAGTAAGGGGCATTTTAAGCCCCTTACTTGTTACCGTTTAGCGCTGCCGCCCGATTTGCGGACAAGAGGGGGGTTTACATTCCCCCTGCCGGCCCCTGCCTCAGGTTTGATGCCTAACAACCGTTTAGCGGCGGAGTAAGCCCTACCGGGCAAACCAGTAATGGCTTCCCGGTCTTTCACGTTACCTTTTTCAAGGTCCGTGTAGTACCTATCGTACCCACCGCCGGTCATGTCCGTCCCCATGTCTGTGTTCCCGGCCCCGCCTCCAACCTGAAATTTACTCACCTTTCCGCCCTCTTTGAAGGTGCCGGATTGGGCGGTGTTGCTTACCGGCTTAGAGACAGGATGCTTGGGCATTGCCACGGCGCGGCCAGTGCTAACACTGCCCCCCGTGGCGAAATGCTTTTTTGCGGCACCGCCTTTTTTCATAGGATTGGTCAGACCGCCCGTAGCCATGCCATTTACCACGCCACCAGTGGCCTTGCCCGCCGTAACCATGTTCACGGTTTTCAAAGCGTTTCCACTAACAGCGCCACCTTCGGCGTACTTTTGGTAGCCATCAGCGGTCTTCATCTTCACGGTTTTGGTGTGGAGAAAATCGTTGATGGAACCCCCCTTTTTCATTGGGTTGGTCAAGCCACCAGTGGCCTTGCCCGCCGTAACCATGTTCACGGTTTTCAAAGCGTTTCCACTAACAGCGCCACCTTCGGCGTACTTTTGGTAGCCCTCAGCGGTCTTCATCTTCACGGTTTTGGTGTGGAGAAAATCGTTGATGGAACCCCCCTTTTTCATTGGGTTGGTCAAGCCGCCCGTAGCCAGCTTGAGCTTGGTGCCCTTGCCGCCCTTGCCGCCCTTGTGCTCCTGCATGTCGTGCTGCTTGAAAGCCTTTTTGACCATGGCCTTGTCTTGGTCCATGTCAGCCTTGCCGCCTTTTTTCATGGCAGGCATGCCGGGGGCCGCCATCGGGGCTGCCATTGGAACAGCACCCATAGCGGCCTTGCGGGCCATCATGGCTTTCATCATGGCCGCCCTGCGGGGGTCCATAGCGGGCGCGGCCATCGCCGGCCTGCCCATCATGCCACCCATGGCCTTTTTCTCGGCCTTGCCGCCGTTTTTGGAGTTCAGCATGGCACCGGACATTGCCTTGCGGCGATCCATCATCGAGGGCTTCTTGGGAGACTCGCCTTCGCAAGCCTCTTCGGAATACTTGGCCTTGAAGCCAGCGCCCTTCATGTTGGTGTGGCCGTTTTCGTCTTTGTCGGACGAAACGTGGCCTCCCTTTTTCAGCTTCAGGATCACCGAGGGCTCGGTGGTTTCCATCTTCACCATTGGTTTGAATTGACCCATGATTTACTCCTTAGGCTTGGGTAACACCGTAAGCACCCGTGCGAGTTGCATAGGGGCCTGTGGCGATGGCTGGGAGAGCGATGGTGATCACGAAGCGCTTGATGCCGTCAGCCACAGAGCTAGGGGCAAAAGTGCCGCGAACGTCGCCGGTGGCAGTGGTTGCGGTGGTCATAACAGCCGGTGTCAAGGTGCCCGAAGTGTCGTCAGTCGTGGCGTTGTTCCAGCCGTAACGGACTACGTAGGAACGGTCGGTGAACCGCACTGGGGAGCCGAACCTGTCAGTAGTGCCGATCAGCACCGCTGTAGCGGAGCCCGCGATGGTGGCGCCAGAAATCTGGAAGAAAGCCTTGGTGCCCAACACGGCAGTGCCTGCCACGGCCACGGTAATCACCTCGGACATGGGCTGGCCGTAGGCGTCGTAACCGCTGACCGTAAAGGCCCGCGCCGTAGTTGCGCAGTTAACCTGCACCGCGCGAGGGCAGTCAAGCTGAACCACGGTGACGCCATCTGCGCGGCGAACGGACTGGGTGCCCGCGCCAGCGGTCAGAACCACACTTTGTGCGCCGGCAGCAGTTTGCGAAGCGGCCACGTTGGACAGGCCAAGGGCTTGGGGCACGCAATCCCAGACATACACACGGCCCAGAGGACCAACACCTTGTGGCATCGGAGACGGGTCTTGCAGCGGAGCTTGGATCGTACCGTAGATGGTGGTGCTGCTGGCCGTAGACGAAGCCGATACCGTGTAGGTACCTGTGCCCCCTGAGCCCGTACCGAAAGCCGTGATGTACGAGCCTGCGGTTACGCTGGTACCGCCGATGAACATGCCCAGAACGATTGGATCGCCTGAGAGCATCGCGGTGACGGTGAGAGTGGTTGTAGCTACCGAGCCTGTGAAAACAGCGCTGGTGCAGTACAAGCCGGTGCCTTGGTAGCCGTTGGCGGTACCTAAGAAGAGATCGTCTGAAAACTGAGGCATGGTCTGCTCCTTGAAAAGTTTGACCGATGTTTAGAAAGTGGCGGGGATTAAGGCTCCCCGCCAGAGCCCGTGGGCATTAGATGCCCGGAGTGCCGTAGGCTGCGCGGGGGTCAGTGAAGCCCACGTCGTAGCGCTCGGTGGCCTTGTAACGCATCGAGTCGGTCTCGAAGTCGCCTTCCATGGTCTTCTCCAGACGACGGCGCATCAAGAGCTTGAGGCCCTCGGGAGCGTCGGTCTGGACCCACCATGCGTTGGCACTGGTCAGACGACTCAGCACAGTAGCGCCGCCGTCCAGCAAGCCGATAGACTTGATGGGGTTGACGTCGTTGTTGGCGTTGCCGGCACGCAGAACCGACTTCAGCAGCACTTCCGATTGGAAGACGTTGCCCGGAGCCACGACCAGTTGCTTGGGCACCAAACGGATTTTCTTGCCGTTGTTGTCCACAGCTTGGCGTACTTGGATCAGCATCTGCTCAAGGGAGGTTTGCGAAAGCACAGCGGCGGTTGCCAACTGGTTGCTGAACGTGCCGTTCACGATGGGGTGAGCGGTGTTGATCAGCGACACGCCGTCGCCGCCGGGGTACGCGCTGTTGAAGGCAGTGTTCAAGACGTTGGCGGACAGCAGTTCCTTGGTTTCCACCAGAGACTGCGCCAAGTGACGTGCGTACACCTGACCCAGACGGATGTGGTCGCCATCTTCCACGAGGACCTTGGTCAGGGCAAAAGCTAGACCGTAGACCTTGTAGACGTAGCGTTTCAGGAACAGCACACCACCTTGTTGGTACGTCACCGGGGTGCCGTCAGGCAGTTGAGGTGCCGCGCCGAAACCGTACAGGACGGGCTCTTCGTGGTAGTTGCGGGGGATGCCGTCTTCTTCACGGAAAACCCGTGACCATTCGTCGGCGCGTTGGTCGTAGACTCCATCGAAGCATTCGTTCAAAATTGGTTCGACGATGCTTCGGAAGTCCGTACTTCTCATTGGTGCAGCCATTGTTTATTCTCCTTATGCAATAGCGTTGAAGGTGCCGAAGAACTGCGAACGTGAGTTCACAACCCGAACGATCACAAAAGAGTCACCCCAAGCGTTATCCGGGTAGGGAGCGATATCAACGACACGCATGTCGCCGGGGTTGCCGTTACCGACGGCAGTCGAGACACCCAAGGTGGCCTGCGACAGTCCGGTGGTTACGGAACCATTGGCGATGTTCGAGAAGTTGTACTCGTTGCCAATAGAGGTCTGAGCAATGGTGGCGTCGGATTGGATTTCGTAAACGATTTTGTTGTCGTTGTAGAAATACGCAATACAGGACCCCGTTTGGTACGCCGTGGTAGCGGGCCAAAAGTTGCTGATATTGCGACGACCGGTTGTGTCAGTCCATTCAGCACCAGCAAAGGCGCCGGACCAAATAGCCCCAACGGTGGCGATGACGATGGTGCCAGCAGAGGGGTTGTACTTGACGGGCTGGCCCTTCAAGATATTCGACCCGTAAGTCGAAGCGATGCCGTTAGCGAGCGCCTGTGCGCGATCCAGACCAGAAGGGTGGAACGCAGGACGCAAGCCAAACGGAGCAGAGGTTGAACTCATAGAGACTCCTTAATTAGCCGGAAAATACCGGCGTGCGATTGGTTTGCTTGTCAAAATTGCCCATTCCGTCGCCCTCAATGCCCACCAGCGACTTGCCGTTGCTGTCCCTTGCGCCTTGGAGTTGCTCCACTTGGACGCGGATTTTTTCCGCTTCCTCACGGGGTTTCTCGTCGTGCATGTACGCCATGATCTCTTGGTAGACATCCATGGGTAGTTTGAACAGCAACATCTCGTTGCAGGAGATATATCCAACGTGCTCACCGGTCTTCACGCGCAGGTCTTCATACCCGGGTAACTCTTCAGTTTTCACTGGAACGTACCCTTGGCGAATCCTTTTGTCGATGGAGTCGTAAGTGTTGGTTGTTGAGAGCCAGCAAAGATGCCACCCACTCAGGCTGGGTAGTTTAGGCAACGCTGATTGCGTCCACTCCTCGTTCCACATCTTGCGACGTTCTTGCGTAGAAGCGAACTTATCCTCGGGTGCCGCACGGCTTGCGTCCTCGCTTGCGCGATCGTTGCGTCCGCCGGCATTGAGAGATTTTTTCAGGCGTGATTCAGTCATTTAGTTACTCCGGTTACGTGATTCGGCTGCATATCGTTTGATCATCTTGGCCCGCTTTTCGGGGTTGTCCCACATACCAGCGTCTTTCATCGCTCGCACTTGTTCAGCGGAGAGAGTAAAAGTCCGGTTTGTGCCCCCGTATGCGGCAGATGCCTCGCGTCCTGAGCTTCCCACGGTGTTCCTAGGTGTTCGTTGACTGGATTCACGCTTGTCCGCACCATTATATCGATGTGGCAAATATTTTTGCAACCTATTGTCCAATTCGTCCCAATAATCGGGATCGGACGGGTTCCAGCCCTCTTTTGTGAGCACCTCATCGACCTGTTTGGCGATTTTGCTGTCGGTATCCGACAAATCGGGTTTATACCAACTGTTCCGGTCAATCCACGTGGACGCGTTGCGCTGAACACCCGGGTCGATGGTCTGCGCGGGCGCCTTATCCGACTGTTCGGCCTGTTTTCGCAGCCTTGCAAGCTGATCAAGCTGCTGCCGGGACTCGTAGAGCGCCTCTTGGGCCTTGACAGCCGACTCGCCGTCACCCGCACTGGTGGCTTCCGCCAGTTTCATGCGGTGGTACTCAAGCCGAACCTGCTGGTCCTCGATCGTCTTGTCCAAACGAGCCAAATCGGCGCCTTGGGTGCGCTGTTCTACCCGGGAAAGACGGTTGCGGAGGTCCTCGTTCTCGCGTTGGATGGCCTGCAGCCGGACGTCCTTCTCCTCGTTGGTCTTTCGGATCAGGTCCTTCTTGGACCGGCGGCGTGCGCGGCGTGCGGCACGCACCGCCTCGCTGTCATCGGGATGATCGACGTCGCCGCCGTCGTCCGACGAGGTGTTTTCCCCCTCGTTTTTGGGCAAAATGCCCTCAGGAAGCTCCACCGTAGCGGTGCCGTCCTGACCTTCTTCGACGTGCAAGTCGTCTTCTTTGTCGTTTGCCATGGTATTTCCTTAGACGTAGGCTTTGAATGAGAGCGGATCGTCGGTGACCCGGGCGATTAGTTCATGGTCGTTGATCGTCATGAACAAAACGGGATTTAGGTCGCCGTTTTCTTCGGTGGAAACAAAGCGTTCCCAGCGATCGCCGCCCCAGCGCGGGACGCGGACGTAGTCACCTACCTGCGCCCAACTACCCTCCGGCCACGATGTCATGGTGTCACGATTTTTAAAAGCCAATGGCCCAATAGCCACGACCTTTCCAATCATGTTGTTCCACTTCTCGTTCTCTTTGGTTTCTTCCACCAGAATAATCTTCCCCGCGCTCTTCTTGATGCGGCGAAGCTGAACAATGACGCGTCCCCCAAATGGGGCTTGACCGGCCTGTATCTCTGGAAATGCCCACGCCAACTCAGTTGGATCGGACGTCTGTTGTGTACCCACAATAGTAGGCACCTTCTGCTCACTCATACTCACTCCTGTCGACATAAACCATATTTCAGGTTCGAGATGCGCATATTTCAGCGCGGCTTGGGGCCTTGCGGCCTTATTCGTTTTCGGCGAGTTTTGCGTTGAGGGTATCGAGGACCCATTGCAGGCCCTGATACTCCCCAACGACGCGGGAATATATGTGGTGGTCGCCCACCGGGTTATTCACCAACGACATGCGGATTTCCGCTTGCCGCACTTGGATTTGGTGAATGAGTTCTGAGATCACTTTTTCTTGGACAAGTGGCTCAAACCGCCCTTGGGCTTGGCTTGCTCGCCCTTGGGCTGCAGGCTGGTGCCGTCGAGTTTTGCCCCCATGGCGATACGCTTGTGCTGCGGCACATTAACCGACTTTTGTTCTTGATCAGATACTGCCATTTGGAACTCCTTGCTGTGGTTGGTTAATGGTTTCGTGCATCAACTTGGCGTTCTCGATTTCAATTCGCGCCTGATTGTTGATATTTGCGATTTGCAATTGTAGTTGCCCTGACTGCTGCGCAGCCTGCGCCTTGGCCTGCATGTCGGCTTGGCCGCGCTGCTGGCTGTCCTGCAGTTTGGCCTGCGCGATCTGGCCGTCCTGCTGGTCCTTGGCGGCCTTGCGCTGTGTCTCGGCCATGGCTGTGTCCTTGACGACCTGCGCATCGGGTGGCAGTGGCGGCGAGGTCTTGTTCTGCTGCAGGGCCTGCTGGAGTTGCTGTAGCTGCGGCAGAATCTGCGAGAACACCTGCTGGCTGTCCATGGCTACGTGCTGCCCGACGGTGGCGTAGAGCTTGTCGATGACCGCCGTGAGCTTGGGGTTCTCGTAGTCGTCCACGGGCTTGCCTCCGCGTAGGTTGGTGACGTAGCCGTTCATGCGGTTCAGGTACCACAGCGTCATGTGCTGCTTGATGTGCTCCACTGCGTTGGGCAGGAACGCCGGGGCAATGAACGGGTTGGCACCAAAAGATGGGTCCATGCCAAACATCAGGTGGCCTTGGATGTGCGCAATGTGGTCCTGCTGGATGTAGGCGTAGGCCGGGTGGCCCATGGACATGGCCGCGTTCTCGTCGGCCAGCGTGCGCTGCTCGGGCTCGGGGACGTTCTTGAGCAACTCGCTGACGTTGGGAATCTTGAGTTGCTTGAGGAACCGCTCCTCGACCGCCTTGGCGTCGTACAGGTCGGCCTTGGCGTCCGCCCGGGATAGCACGGCCTGCATCTGCGCCATGCGCTGCGTCTCGGAGAAGATGTGTGGGTCGCTGACGGGGATGACGTCGGTGTTCTTCTCGAAGTCTTCCTTCTCGATCGCCAAGTCGGCAACCATGTCGCCCTTGCGCATCTCCTTGAAGTGCCACCGGTTGAGCCGGCACAGCACCTTAATCAGCCGCGCCTGCGACTGGTGTAGCCGTGCGTGGATCGCCGAGTACACGGCGGCACCTTGTTCGATCAGGGCCTGTGTGGTGCCCACGGGGCTGTTGGAGGTCACGTCAGCGATCTTCTCCTCGCTGGTGGTCACTACCCCCTTGGCGGCGCTGTCCAGCCAGCCCAGAAGCTGAAATAGCACCGGGCTCGGTGGGTTGAACGGCATGGGCATGGCGATCTTGCGGATGTCGTCCACACCGGGTGCACCCTCGATCTCGGCCACCTGAGTGACCTCGATCTGCTGGGTTTGGCCGCTGATCTTGGCTCCCTTGAGCTTGAGCATGGTCGCGGCGTTATTGATGTGCGCGGAGTCCAGCAGCGCACGCAGGGCGCCTGTCAGGGCCGCGCTCAGGCCGCCGATGAGGTGCGGCAGGCCGATGGCGAACACGCCACGCCACGGGATGAACTTGAACTCGATGATCCAATCGAGCTTGGTCATCGTCTCGTCGCCCTCCTCCCAGTTGCGGTACAACCCGATGACCTCGTTGGACTGCTCGTCCACCATCATGATGTACGGGGCCATCTCGCCCTTGGAGTGCGTGTCGTCCTCTAGCTCCAGCCACGTGTAGATGTGGAACACCTTGCGCAGCCCGTCCTCGTTGTCTTGGAACTTGCGCCCCTCGATCTTGTCGTTGGCTTTCTGGGCGCGGGTCTGCTCGGGCTCTTGGCCGGAGGTGACATGCGACCCGTCCTTGTACATCCCGCTGGCGATGCGCCGGTCGTACTCCCACTCGGTGATCTCGTGGACCTCGGCGGCACGCTGGGCGGTGTAGAAGTTGCTGGCCGCAAACGGCAGGATCATCCGATCGATGGGCAGGAACTCCAAGCAAGGGCGTTTCTTCTGCTCGTCGTACCAGAGCTTCAGGTACTGGGAGCCACCGAGGGGCAGTTGGGTGAGCATCTGCTCCTGCTCGTCGCGGAACTCCTCGATCTGCTCGGTGATCTGCCAGTTCAGGAAGTCGCGCTTGCGCTCGGCACGCTCCTGCTTGAGGTCATCCACCTTGCCGATGATCTTGGTGCGCACCGGGCCGTCCGGGGGAAATAGCTCCTTGATCGCCCGGGAGGCGAAGTCCACGCAGCCCTCGGCCATGACCGGGTGTACCGCACGACTGGCACCAAGGAAGTTGGCCCCGCCGGGGGCGTCCTTGCCCAGACCCGTGCGCCGGATGCCCTCCTCGTACTGCTTGTCGCGCTCCTCGCGGGCGTTCTTGTCCTTCTCCAGCAGGCCGGTGTAGCGCAGGCCCATGGCGTTCAGGTCGAACGTGTCAAGCTCCTCGGCCATGTTGGAGTAGAAGTCCGGGGACTCCTCCGGGCCGCTGGTTTCCATGTTCACCACGGCAGAGCCGTCGGGCATCTCCATGACGTCGGAGATGTCCTCTGCGAGGTCCACGTCAGCCGAGCCGTCTTCGTTCAACTCGGGATCGTTGTCGTCTTGGTTGTCGTAGGTGTCTGCCATTATTTTGCTTTCTTGGTAAGCAGTTCGTACTGCATCACATCCATGTTAGGTGATAGTGTAACTTTCTCTTTGACTACAGAGCGGTTACCGGGCTTGTGATTCACGTGCTCCTCGGACATCCACTCCTCTGGCCCGACGGTGCCGCCTGCGGCAAAGCCAAAGGCTTTCTGGTTCATGGCTTTAGCACGCGGCAGGTCGGCTGCACCAGCGGCTTTGTTGATTGCCTCGACCTCTTCGTCCCGCAGGATGCGGTTGACCTTCATCGAGCCCCCAATCAACCAGTTCCCCAGCATGTTGGAGTTAGTCTTGTAGCGGTAGTGCCCGCCCTTGGGCAACTGGTCGGTGATGTGCGCTTGGCTGGCAATTAGCTTGCCTTGGTCGTTGTAGCCGCGTTTGGTGGCCTCGGACTGCCAGTCCACGTCGTTGGGCATCTCCACCTCGGCCCAGATGTGGTTAGGGTTGCGCAAACGCGGGGCGTTCACCCATGACGGGTACGGGTGCTCCTTCCGGGCTATGGCTTTGGCAGCCTTGGTGTTGCCAAGCGTTGCCGCGTGCGCGTCACGCATTGCCCTGACGCGCTGGGTTTCCGCCTTCTGCTCCTCATCCTTTTCACCGATATGGGTGGCGACAGGAAGGTCGCCCGCGTGCCAGCCCGGACGGTACGCCAAGTCGCCGATCTTGGACTTAACCTTCTTGGTGTTTGCGGCGGACTTCTCGCCTTCTTTGGCCGCAATCCACTTGCCCATCTCCACCGGGGTATCGGCATCCACAAACAGCGGGAACAACTTACCCGGCTGCTTCTTGTCTACCCGAAACATCTTGTAAGCCTTGGTTGTTTCACGTGGAACATCTTCCTCAACCGAGCCGCCCTTGGCATAAAGCGGGATGCCGTTCTTCACCACGTCCTCGCGCATCTGGGGTGTGATGTTGAAGGTATGCAGCGTTGTGGCGCTATGGTCGTCCAGCTTTCGGTTGAATTCCGCAATTTGCTGCGGGGTCATGCCGGTGAAAGGTACGTGCGCTACCCCGAGCGCCTCAGCGGCGTCACCGCGTTGGGAGGGATCGCCCGGTAGCTTAACTTGCCCGACTTGGCTGCCGTATTTCTTGCCGAACTTGTTCAGGAACGCCGGCACCATCTTGTCGTAGAAGCCCTTCATGCCCTCGCCGCCAATGTTCAGGTCTTGGCCTGAAAGCACGTTGTACCCGCTGCCAGTGACGCTAGTCGGTGAATTGAGAAGCCTCTCCGCAACTTCTTTTCCGACCAAGTCAGAAAGCTCGGCGGGCGTGGTTTCCTTGTTGACGACAAGGGTGCCGCCCTTGGTAGCCACAAGCATCCCGTCGCCGTAGCGCAACTCATCGATCTGCTTACTCAGCCTATACCGCTTGGCCTGCTCCGCGCCCGGGGTGATGGCAATCTGGTCGTAGCCATTCTCGGCGGCGTGGTGGATCATCTTCTTGAGGGCCAGTTCGTGCCAGTCCTTCTTGAACGGGGCATCCGGCACGCCGCTTGACGCCAGTTGCTGGGTCTTGCGTAGCTCCTCGTCCGCCCGCATGACCTGCGGCATCAGGTCCATGATGCTGCGGTTGTAGCCCTGCAGAATCCGGTCGTGGAGGGCCTGCTCCTCCGGGTTGGCCGCAGCGGCCTTGCGCTGCTCCACGGCTATTGCGTTTGCCTTGGCACTCTGTAGCTGGCGCTGGAGAGTGCTGTGCTTGTTCTTTGCTGCGTCCAGCGTCTTGTCCATGTCCACGCCCTTGGGGTGGTAGCCCTTCTCCCGGCCCTGCTGGTGCCAGTCCGACTGGATTTCCTCGAGGTGCAGTATCTTCTCGCCATTGGGCCCAACTCGGTCCTTGGCACGGATACTAGCCAGCACGTTGGGCGCCCCACCGAAGTGCGCCTCGACGCCGGAGAAACCGCCCTTAGGGTGCTGGAGCAGTATCTCCCGGTAGTTGGTGCCGCCCGGTAGGGTGTAGTCCTCGTGGTGCGGTTCTGTGTCTGGTACTACGTTTAAGCCACGGTTTTTTAGGATGCTTTTGGCAAACGTATTTTCCTCCGGCATGGCCGCCGGCTTGGCCTTGAGCTTTGCCATGAACGCCGCCCGCTCCATCTTGGGTAGCGTCATGAGCGCCTGCAGGTCGCGGTCCTCGGCCTCCTGTGGCTTGTACCCGGGTTTCTTGGATAGCTCGGCCATGTACTCTGCCCCGGTGCCACGCGGACGCGTGGACTGCTCCATGAGCCGGTCGATGGGAGAGTAGAAGCCCTTCATAGCTTGCGTTCCGTCAGCTTGATGTGGCTCCCAACGGTGCCACCACGGGCCAACTTGTCAAGGATTGCGGACTCGGGGATGCGCATTTCCTGCACTTCTCCTTTGTGCTCCCTACGAACATCGTAGCCGGGTTCGTAAGGCGTGCGCTTGGTCTTGCCGGTTGCCGGGTCCTTGATGGGCTTGCCCATCCCCGGCCCAATCTTGGAGTCTTCGCGCATGGGGGAATTCCCCACCAGCGCCTTGCGAACCACTTTGAACGGCGGCAGGTTGTTCTTGGCGCTGTGGGCGGTAAACACGTGGTGCCCTACGTCGTACTTGTACGGCATGGACTCGATCATGTCCTGCATGTCGGCGGCGCCTTTGCGCACCTTGTCGTGTAACGATTCGTAAGTGTCCTGCATCGTGGTCAGGTTCTTGTTCGCCACCACCGGTGCCTTCATGCCCGCCGACTTCGCGGCATTGGCGATGGCCCTGCGCATGTCGTCCACGCTGCCACCGTCCGCCATCTTGGGCATCGGCATCCCGGGCCGCACGGGCGCCGGGTTGGGCCGCATGGCCTGCAGGGCCTGCCCTTGGCGGGTCATGCTCAGGATGTTGCTCTGCGGCCCTTGTGGGCCCCGTGCCATCGGCGAGGGCGCGCCTTGTGGGCCGCCGGGCGGCGGTGCCCCGGGCGGGCCGGAGGGCGGGCCGGAGGGTAGGCCGCCCGCTGGCGCTGGTGGCTGGCCGGGAGCCCCGGGTAGGCCGCCCGCTTGTGGCGGTTGGCCGGGTGGTTGCCCCGGGGCTCCCGGCAGCATCTGTTGGCCCATAGTCTCGGGCTGGAAGTCGACGCCGCCTACGGGGAAACCCGGTCCTCCGGACGGCGGTGCGTAGGCCTTGACGTTCATGTTGGGTGCCTCGTTGGCACCAATGTCCTTGAGGTTTATGTCGTTTTTGCGCAGCATGACGCGGGCCAGCATCTCGTCTTGGCTCGGCTCCACGCTGCCGCCTTGAGCCATGCGCCGTCGAACGCCGGTAGATTGTCCCGCCATCGACGCAATGTGCTTGGCGCCGGCGCGGTAGGTTCTTAGGCCAATTTCACCCATCTCCTCCGGATCGTGCCGATACGCCAGCCGATGCTGGGCTGCAAAGCTCCGCTCGGGAAATGCCATGTGCCCGTCAAATGCCTCTGCCTCTTGGTCGTGTCCGACAGAGCCGCCCGACGCCAATCGCTTCACAAACTTGATGGGTTGTGGTGGGGCGTACTCCTTGCCGGCACTGGCCGCTTGTTCATGCGGAGGGTCGATCTGGTACTCGCCGTTGTTCTTCAGCGCGTGCTCAATATGGTGCTCGCCCACGTGGTGGGTAAACGATGTCTGGTGGCCGACGTTGCTGGTTGATGTAGTCGGCGTGGTCATCAGAATGGCGCCAGCCACTTTGCCGTTCTTGGTCTTGAACCGGTTCTTGGGCAGGAACTCCTCGTCCTTGAACCGGGAGTCTGTCGGGATCATGTGCGGCGTGCCGTCGTCGTTCTTGCCCACTTGCACCAGCCGGGGATGCAGGATGTGTTGCTTCTGGTAATCGTACCGCAGACCTTCGTGCGTGGTGTGGCCGTAGTGCGCCTTGTCGGGCGTAGTGGGCTTGTTGCCCGGGGCGTAGTGCCCCTCCGGCCCTTCCTTGCGTTCGTCTTCGTCCAACTCGCTTGAAGCACGCCCGGTGGACCAGTACTTGGCGTGCGTGATCGCGCCCTGCATCTTCTTGTCGAACGGGGAGTCCCGCTTGACGTCGGTCACCATGTAGGAGTTCTTGGGCGGCGTTTTCTCGCCTTCATCGTTGACAAAGTCCTTGCCGCTGGCCGACGCCGCCGTGACGGTGCGGCTGACGCGCTGCTTGTCGCGGTCGATGTTCTCCTGCACCGACGCCCCCTTCTTGACCTTGGGCCCGATGTTGGAGTGCGTCACGTAGTACCCGTTGGCCGGGTCGTGCATCTCGTTGGTCTTGCCGTACGAGTTGGCCGTGATGGGCGGCTTGCCCTCCAGCGCCCGCTGCTTGTTCAGGTGCTTGATGACGTGCCGGGAAGACACGTCTGTCTCATCCACCACGTTGGGCCGGAACAGCAGGCGTTTGTCCTTGTTGTCCGCCAGCCGTGCCGCGTTGCGCATTGAGCCGGTGTGCGCCAGAATCCAGTCTTGCGTCATGGCCGGGTCGTGCTTGGCCTGCGCATGGCAAGCCCGCCGGACGGCGGCGTTCACGTATTGCGACTCGGCGTTGGGCGCGAAGCACGTGCCCTTGGCGGTGTCCACCACGCCGTTCTGGTCAGTCCCGCCCCCACAGCCGGCGGTCTGCCCGGGACAGGTATTCAGGACGTGCCGCTTCTCGTTGGCACCATGGCCGGACGTGTACAGCGCGTGGCCGGCAATCCCCTTGGACGCCATGCCGGTGTAGGTGCGCCCCTGCTCATCGTGTTCGTGGTTGACGGTGTCGAGCTTCTCGCTCTTGTCCAGCGTGTCCGCCGTCCGCCCGATGTGCTTGGCCGCCTGCAGCCGCTGCAGTGCCTTGCCCTCGATGTCCAATTGGGCGTCCAACGGCTTCTGGAAGTGTTCGTCCAGCGTGTTCTTGTGGATGCGGCCCATCTGGCCGATGTTGATCGGTGGCCGGTTCTCGGACCCGTAGACCTGCGCCCGTGCGGCGTTGATGGCGTTCATGCCTTCCGCCTTGTTGCCGCCTTCAAGCATGTGCCGGGGGACTTTGATGCCCTTCACGCCGCCCGGGCCTTCCGCCGGGATCAACACCCGCTTTGGTTGGTCTTTGGCCGCCTGCAGTTCTTCCCGCATCTGGTCTGGTGTTGGTTCCATGGATCAATCCCGGTGGTTTCTTGCATTTTATACCGCGTACGGGTTTTCTCTCTTGCGCGGGTTGGCGTCCTCGTAGTCGTCCTCGTCCACCCACTCTCTGGGGAAGTCGATGGTCAGCCAGCCCGCATCGCGCAAGTATCGCAGGGCTTGGCTCATGGCGTCAACAAAATCGTCGTGCTCGGAGCCGTCGGGGAAGCTGCATATCTGGCTGACCATGCCCTCCGCCCAGTCCCTTACATAGCCCTTACGGTTGCTGGACTCGGGTATCCAGACCCGGCCCGCCTTGATGATGTTCGCCACGATCGACAGCCGCTGGACCTTGTCCGCCTTGCCCGGGTTGTACGGGATCACGGGCACGCCGGCCCTGCGCAGGTCTTGTATCAGGCTGATGCCCGCGCTCTTGTCCTCGACCAGCAGCAGGTCGACGCGCTTCTTGTTCTTGCCGTCGCCGTACACCACCTCGTACTCGTCGAGGACCTTGGGCCGCAGGTCGGGGTACTGTAGGTGCTCCTGCCAACAGTCGATCACCAGCGCGCACATGCCGCCGTCCTCGGGCTTGTACACGCCCAGCGTGATGTGCGCCGTCGGGTCGTTGATCGTCTTCTCGCTGGTTGCGCAGTCCAGCGACTGCAGCACGAACTCGAACTTCGGGAGCGGCTTGCCCGCCGGCCAGAGCTTGAACCACTCACGCCGGACGATGCCGCCCTCCTCCGGGTCAATGATCTCCGCGTGAATCTCTTGGCGGCCCAGCTTGGTGCCCTCGTACTGCAGAATCTGCTTCTGGAAGCTGGGCGCGAGGTTCTTAATGTTGCTGTAGGTGCTGGCCCTGCTGACCACCACGTCGTCGCCCTCGCGGGAGATCAGGTCCATCACCACCGGCTTGGGCTTCGGGGTGGTGGACGCGATCAGCTTGGTCCGGCTGCCCAGCCGGATGCCGAACTGGATCATGTCCCAACTTTCCTGCAGGTACTCCCAAGCGGCCAACTCGTCGAGCCAGCCACCGTGGAACTGTGGGCCCCGGAACCGCTCGGGCTCGGACGCCGGGATGCCCTTGATCAGCGACCCGTTGACCAGCGTCAACTCGTGCAGGCTCTTGTTGTAGTCCGCCACCAGTGCCGCCGGGATCACCGACAGCAGGCCGGAGTCGCCCTCGAAGCACGTGCCCCGCAGGTCGGCGCTGGTGGGGGCTGAGACGAGCCAGCGGGTGTTGGGCTGCTCCCACGCCCACCAGCCTAGGTTCTCGGCGGCTGCCCGGGTCTTGCCGGCGCCACGGCCTGCGCACATGAGCCAGATCGACCACTTGTCAGTTAGTGGCTCTAGCTGGTGCTTGTGGGCCGCCATGAGCCACCGGGCGCGCCACTCGAAGGCCGCACGCTGCTCAGGCTTGAGTCGTGCGTACTGCTCGCGGACCTTGGGGTCCTTCAGCAGCACGGCGGCTGCGTTACTCACTGGCTGCGCGGGTCAGGGCCATGTTCTTGAGCACCTCGTCGAACACGCCGAACGACACCTCGACGGCCAGCGGTGCGTCCTCGTCGCCGGCCACCACCGTGCGGTCGCCGTAGACCTTGGGCAGGTACTTGGAGGCCAGCCACTTGCGTGCGTCCATGCGCAGCCGGTTGTGCGCGATGCTGCCTGCGTCGTAGCGTTTGTTGCCGGCCTCGTCGAACACGGCCAGCGGCTCGGTGTCCACGATTTCCTGTATCTGGTCCGCCAAACAGTGGGCTCCATCTTTCCGCGCGTCCGCGTACCTCTGTGCAAACTCAGGCTTGGTCCTGAGCCATTTGTAAACAGTGACAGAGTCCGGCATGTGTGCGGACTGCACGATCTTCGCCATTGGTTCACCACAGGCCAGCCGTCCGCATATCTCGTCCACAAGCCCGTCGTTGTAGAGGGACGGGCGTCCCATTTTCTTCCCCGTTTTGCTCGTTGCCATTGAAAAACCCTCCAAGCGCATCTCTCAGCGCGTTGGAGGGTAGTTTAGCGGGTTTGGCTTACTTAGGCACTGTGGGGCGCTGGATGACGGTCTGCTTGACGCCATCGCGCACGCCGTGCTCCTTGACGGTGGCGGTGACGGTGAAGGTGTCGCCCTTGCCACGGGCTTGGCCCTCGGGCGTCCATCCCACCGCTTCCGAGTTCCCCTTGTAGATCACCACGTTCTTGTCGGCGTCTTCCATGATGTGGATGTAGGTGGTGCCGTACATGCCGTTCAGGACGACGACGTGGGCGATGGTGAGGGTCAGGGTCACCTTCTGGCCTACGGTGCCCACGTGGGTGCGTTTGGCGTCCAGAACGGCCTTCTCGTTGGCCCACTCGGCCTTGCGGGCTGCACGGGCGTCGATGCCCTTGAGGATAGCTGCGCATTGGTTGGGCGTAAGCTTGCCGTAGGTGTCGAAGGCAGAGGCCATGGAGCCCATGAACCCGTCCACGTAACCCCGGTCGTAATCGCGCCCTTGGTCCAAAGCGTCCTCGATCTCACCGTGGCGTGGGGTGACATTGCGCCAAGTCTTCTGCGCGTTGGCGATGATCCTGTTTTTGGTGGCCGCTGCGTATGCAGCCGGGTACATGATTTCGCCGGAATCGAGGGATTGAAGGTCTGACATGCTGTTCTCCAGTGTGTGTTGGTGTGACTGAAGTATAACAAGGATTTCATTGTGAAACCCTTGTTGCTGAAAATATCTTATAGGGGTTTACCCTTGCTCAGTTTCAGTTGCCGCTCACGCAGGGCGTCGATCTCCGCCCACAACTTGACCGCGTAATCCGAGTCGATCTCCTCGCCCCAGATTTTCAGGGTATCGTGGCAGTCCATCAGCGCCCGCTGGCAGGTCCCGGCGTCGTAGTCGCGGACCTTGTGCTGGAAGGTCTGGTGGCAGGTTGCGTAGCTCATCTTCATTCTCCGGTGTGGGTGTGTTGGTTAGCAGATTGTCAAAGTGCCATCAATGTAATTGGCCGGAGCGACCCAACCACGCACTGCCAGTTCTTCTGCTTGATCTTGGTCCGTGGTGTCGTAATCGCGCTTCACTTCCACTTTTTCGCAGTCAGGCTGACCCGCCGCGTTTGTGAATGTGATGTAGTAGACATAGCTAAGTGTGATCATTTTGTTTGCTCCAGTGTGTGTGTTGGTGTGACTGAAGTATAACAAGGATTTCGTTGTGAAACCCTTGTTTTGGATTTATTTTCTAGGGGTTTTCCCTAGTTCCCGTACAGGCTGCGCGGGTAGTAGTCCTCGATGTCCTCGTTGGAGCCCTCCACCAACTCGGCGGTGAAGACCACCGACGGGGGGTACACCATCCGCTCGGTAAGCTGCTCGACGGCCTCGTCCTCGTCGAACGCCAGCACCTCGGCGAACCACACGCCGTCCACGTAGACGTTGTGTGGGACCGGGGAGGTGAGCACCGCGCTCATGCTGCCACCTCTTCGGTCAGCACGGCCTGCAGGCCCGCCAACAGCTTCTGGGCCTCTGCCCGGGTAAAGATCGCAGAGCTTGTGCCGTGCATCGTCGACAGGTGCAGCCACGCGCCGCCTTCGTCCCATGAGTCGACGCTGACCCTTACGCCGTCTTCCGTCTTGATGATCGTTTCCATGTGATTCTCCTGTGTGGGTGTGTTGAAGAGCCTCTAGTATAGCCAAAATCAAACTAAAAGTTTGATTTTTACCAACTATTTTTTAGGTGTTTACCCTAAGAATCCTTTGTGCAAGTTTCGTTTAGCGGCTAAATACGTTTCGCTTGCTTCTTCGGGTGTTGCAAACGCGCAGCCCAACCCTATCCTTTTGCCGTCCACCGTTATTGCTGCTTTCCATTTTTTGGAAAAACGGTCGTAAGTAACGCCTAAAAAAGGGTTGTCCCCTTGCGGCTTTACCTTGTTCTGCATGTTTTCTTGATGGTTAACCACCCTTAAATTTTCTATTCGGTTATCGTGCCGTAAACCGTTTTTGTGATCAACGATAGCCTCGTCCAAAAGCCACTCCCCGTACATATACGTCCATGCCATTCGGTGGGCTTTGTAGGGCTTACCTCGTAGGTTTATGACCAAATACCCGTTGTTGTAGTTACCCACCGCTAAACCCTTTTTGCTAAAAAAGCCTGTTTCGGGGTCGTAATCGACGAGAGTTTTTATGTCCGCTTGGGTTAAAATACGGTCAGTCATGCGAAGGCCTTTTCGTTGTGATGAGAAACCCCACGTGGCTTGCCGGCCCTTGGGGTTTCGTTATTTTACCCTTACTGAACGGTGGGCCGCTTCCAGCGGTTGCGGATGGCGTCGCCCAGCTTCTCGATCTCCACGCAGTTGTCGGCCATGCACGCGCAGGCCTCGTTCTCGATGGCGATCGCGTGCTTGGTCGTCTGGATCGCCACCGTCATCATCTCCGCCTTGGCAATAGCCAGCGCCTCGTCGAACTCCTGCTGGGTGAAAAATTTCACGTGGTTTGCGGTGCCCAGCAATTGCCGGGCCAGTGGGGATAGTTCTGGTTTGCTCATGTCTTACTCCTGTGAATTGCCCATGACGCGGGCTTCCATGACCTTGTTGGCCTTGCGCAGCTTGATGTTCTCGTCCTTCAACTCGGCCACCTTTGTGGTCAGGTAGGTCAGACGGGCCTCCGCCTGCTTGATCCAGTCCGCCACCTCCGCAGGCATCCTGTACTCCGCCACGGGCTCCGTGGAGGCCGCAGAGGCCGTTTTGGGCCGTTTTGCGGCTGGTTTGGGGGTAGGGGTGCTCATTGGGCTCCCAACCTGTCCAAGGCGTCCGCCAGATCAACCTCAGCGATTTCAAGCTCCCGGTCCATGGCGTCGAGTTTTTCCTCCATGGCGTCGCGCTCCTCTTGGGCCGCGAGTATTGCACCCAGCAACGCCGCGTTTGGGTCCCCTTTGATGTAGGCAATGCGTTCCTGTTCCTCAATCGTCAGCGTGCTGTTCATGTCCTGCTCCGGTTGTGGGGGCCGAAGCCCCCGGGTTGATTACGCGAAAGAGTGCTCGTAGCGGGCTGCGAACTCGTCTGTGGCCTTGTCCAGCTTCAGGGCCGCCATGGTGTCCGCCAGCGTCCACAGTGCCTTGTTCAGCTTCACATTCTCCGTGACGCCACCGACCGCCCGGGTCGTGGTGCGCCGTCCGGTGCTAGAGCGGCCCGACACGCCGCCCTTGAGCATGTTCTCCTGCACGCGGTTGTACACGGTCCACAGGTCGTTCTGCTGGTCCTCCCAGCGATGTGCACGCAGCACGCTACCGGGCACCACGGGGGCGTCGTCACCCCAGCGGACCTGCAGCGCGGAGGTGGCGAACGCCATCTGCTCATCACGGGACAGCGTGATCGCCTTGTAGTCGCCGATGCGGCTGCCGATCTGCTTCGCGTCCTCCAGCACCCGGGTGGCGCCCTCGATGACGTCGTCTACCACGTTGCCCGAGTGCCGCACCCGGATGTTGTTGAACATGTCGCCAGCGATCAGGCCGTTGCTGCACACGAACCGGAACACGCCGGACATGATCTGGTAGCTGCTGCTGCCGTCGTGGCTGTTCAGCAGGATCACCTCGGGCACCTCGGTCTGGGTGACGATCTGGCTTGCGTGACGCATGCGCACCATGTGCTTGGTGTGCTCGCGCTTGCCGGCGTCGCGCACCTTGGTCTGCCGAATCTCGTAGGGCTCGAAGCCCTCGGCACGCAGGCCGTCGATCACTTGGATCGTGGGAATGAAAGCGTAGCGGTCGCCACGGCTCTCGTGGGCCTCACCGGCCATCACGCTGGGGGCGTGGAAGGCGATCTGGCTGTTGGTCAGGGGATGGTTCGAGCGGAACTCGGACTGCTTGGAGGCGGATGCGTAACGGAACATGATGAGGTCTTTCAAAAAGAGCCCCCGAAGGGGCGGGGGGTTTAGCGGGAGGTAACTTTCACCGAGAACACTGCCGAGGTCTTTTGGTACCGGTCGTAGGTGTCAGCACCGTACGCCTTGATGAACAGGTCCTTGTCAAAGCTCTTGCGGTCAGTTTCGCTGTAGGTGGCCTTGTAGAACGAGCCCTCAATGCTTGCACCTGATTCTTTGATCGCGTCCTTGATCGCGTCAGCTTCCGCCGTCAGGTCTGCGATCTGGGAGAGCAACATGCCCAGACGATCAGCGCTGCCTTCGTTCAACTCCACCACCAATTTTGCTTTTGCCATGATCAACTCCGTTTGTGTGTTTAGGTTGTATCGCCGCGTTTGCTGCGATGACTGAAGTATACAACGCTTTTCTTGTTTTATCTGCTTTCTGCAAAATATTTCTAATTTATTTTTATCTGTTGTTTTCTTCACAATATCCGCTTCAGCCGATGCTTCATGCTTCACCCTGTATACAGGGGTGAAGCGAATGAAGCAGTAGCAGCTTCTTCTGAAGCAGCTTGAAGCAGTTTGAAGCATTTGAAGCACGCTTTTTATTGCGAACACGCAACAATACGCAAGAGCCCTCCGCCCTGCCTTTTCACAGAACACACCTGCAAAATTGAGGTCGTTGTGTACGCATCCACCTTCTTTTGGGGCACTTTTAGCTCAAAAACGATCCCCTGCCAATTAACTTTCTTGGTCGGACGGGTCACAACGGTCGCCAAATAAGTGCCCCCGGTGAAGGTTACCCGGTCCCCGATAAGCTCGGCTTGGGCCTTCAGATTGGCCTTTATGTCGTTAGCTTCCAGCGTCAGTTGGGCGATCCTGCCGAGCACCTCCCCGAGCCGGTCCACGCCTGTATTGCTGATTGATACCCCTAAATCGTCCATGGATCACCCCTTAGTTTTGGTTGGTAAACTGACAACGCCCGCGTCGTTTTGGGCCAAAAACCCGCTCGAAATGAGCCCCTTGAGGTCCCTTGCGACGTTCGTTTTGCGCTGATCGCGCTTGGTTTCATCGCCCCGGGGGTACAGCGGCCAGACCACCGTGACGATCTCGTTGAAGGTCACGCCGGCCCCGGCCACGTCGATCAGGCCCACCGCCTGCTCCATGATCACGCGCTGGTTGCCCCCGCTGGGCCCCGCCGCCACGGCCACGCTGGCTCTGGTGCTGTCGGTGCTGGTGATGATGCAGGTCGTCTCGTTATCGCCCTCCTCGTCCTGCCCCACCACGATCGTCTGCAGCCGAAAGCCGTACTCGTCGCCGTCGGCCCCGCCCTTCATCTTGGTGACGGTGGCGACGCGGTCCTCGTCCGCCCGGATGATCTCAAGCTCGAAGTCTGCGGCAGCACGCAGCCCGGACCAGCCCCGGGCGCCCCGGGACTCGTCCTTGCCGCTGTGGTGGATCAGGATGACCATGGCGCCCGTCAGCCGGGTGATCTCCCTGCAGTACGCCAATACCCGGCCCATGTCCTCGCCGGAGTTCTCGTTGCCCCCGGCCATGACCTGAGCCAGCGTGTCCACCACCACCAGATCGAACTTGCCTTTGGCCCGCATCTGCTTGATCACCGCCTTGATGTCCACGTCCTCCAAGAAGTTGGGTGCCTGATCGATGAACTCCATCGGCAGGTCGGTGGACTGGATGCCGTTGTGCATGCAGTAGGCCTGCACGCGCTTGCGCATGTCCTCCTGCCCCTCCGCTGCGATCCAGCACACCCGGGCACCCTTCACCTTGAGGTCCCGCCACGCGACCGCCCGGGCCACTGCTGCCATGAGGTCGAGCACGAAGAAGCTCTTGCCCGAGCCCGAGGCGCCGTAGATCACGCCAAGGGAGGCGTTGGGGATCAGGCCCTTGACGATCCAGCTTGACTTCTGCCTCTTAATGAATTCGGTGGTGTCCTTGAGCCGAAATCGCTCCTCGCGCGCTGCCGTGACCTCCCGCACGCTCTTGTCTGCTTGCAGTAGCTCGGGGCTCTGGGAGATGTCGTCGAACCCGGCCAGCATGCCGGCCCGGGTGGTGGCCTTCGGTCTGGCCTTCTGGCAGTGCTCGACCCACAGGTACTGGAGCGCCCGGTCGGGGTCTTGGTTGCGGTGCGCGAGGGCCACGTCGAAGGCGTGGTCGTTGACGGCCAGCATCGACAGCACGGTGGCGTCGTCCAGCCCCGCGCTGTACAACTGGACCCCGCACATGTGCAGGGTGCCGGAGCGATCGGCGGCGGCCTCCGGGCCGTGCAGCAGGAACTCCCGGGCCATCGGGGAGATGTCGAGGGCCTCGATGTCCGGCAGCAGCACCTCGGGGATGAGTTCTGGCATCTCCAGCGCGATGACGTTGGCCGCCGGGATGCTGGACTTGCGCAGGCTCGTGAACAGGGCCTGCAGCACCGCCGGCTGGGCCTGCACCATGGGCCGCACGCGTTTGGTGTCGCCGGTGATGGTCAGGAAGCGGGGGGAGTGGCCGGAGTAGACCTCGATGCCCACCTCGTGGTTGTTCCAGTCCGTCTCGAAGTTGCCGTGGGCGAGGATGCGCAGCCCGTTGCCGCTGGGGCTGATCTCGGTGTAGCTGCCCATCGACTCGATGATCTCGCGTGCCCACGGGGCTATCTGGCCGTCCTTGCGGCAGTTGTCGAGGTCGATGCCCACCACGTCCTTGACGTCGGTCAGCACGAAGCCGAGGCCCGCGTAGCGGGTGGGGTTCAGCGCCAGCGTGGCGGCAGCCGACTCGTAGTCGCCCCAATCGCTGACCTTTTTCGTGGACAGCCCGTAGTGTCGGGCATCAAAGGGAATCTTGTCGTACTTCTGTCTGGAGTCGTTCCAGATCGCTTTCCAGACCGCCCAGCGGCGCATTGCTTTGAGTTCTGGTGGGATGTTGGAGCCGTTGAAGACCCGGCCAATGGGCGGCAGGTCTGGCGTCGTTTGTGTCATGTGTCTACCCGTGTGCTACCCAGAAAAGGAACAACGGCGGGCGTGGGTAAGGCGCGTTCATGCGTGGGATCAGCACACACTAGCCGGGTTCTCGGGCAGTGTACCCTAGATGCCGTCGGTCAGCAGTTCCACGATACGGGGGTCCAGCAGCAGGGCTCGGCTGACTCCCGTGGCCTGCTCGATGGCGATGGCCTTTGCCGGGGGCACGTAGCCCCTGCGCAGCCATGCTGAGATGTTCTGCTGGGTGCAGCCCAGCGCGGCGGCCAGCTTGGCCTGAGAGCCAATGGCCCGGATTGCTTGGTCGATGCCTGAGAGGTCGCTCATGTCTGTTCCTTTGGGTGTGGGCAATTGTCGGGCACCTCTACGGCGCACCAGACGGCTTGGTAGGGGGACGCGCCCACCGGTGGTTTCCACCGGTCGATGTAGACGTCAGGCATCTGGACCACCGCGCGGTGGACGTAACGGTAGGGGATGCCGCTCTGCTGCGCGATCTCGTTGAGGGTTAGCCCGTCGGGGTTGAATCGCAGCGTGTTGCGCACGAGGAGTTCGGTCTTCACGGGCGCTTTCGAGGTAGGGGCGCCCAAAAATCCCAGAACTGTGTCTCACCGGGACGATGAATATACTGACCCAGCGAAGCCACGCCACCGCGCCCAAGCAGCAGGACTTTTACGCCGGTTGGTGTTGTGTGGTCAATCGGTATCCAGTAATAGTCGGTGGAAACCACGGCTGCCTTGGTGCTGTCCAGCCTGAACTTCTGCTCCATTTCGATTCGCTCAAACTCGTCGTCTTCAGTGATCATTTTTAGCTTTCAGTTTGGCTTCGATGGCTCGATAGCTTTCGTAATTTGTTGCAACTGCATCGAAAGTTTTAAGCCTAAGTTCTGTGATCTCTTCATCAGTCAGCCCTACCCATTCACGCTTAAGCACAAGCTCAACACCCGGACTGTCCCGGCTATCGTGGCAGGCGCACCCCCTCTCCCAGCAGGCTTCATCAGCGATCATGTGTTGCGCTCCTTTAGTTTGGCTTCCACAGTACGGGCAAACTCAATCCATTTGCTGCCGTAGACATTGTTCCTGTCAAACAAATCAAGTATCTCTTCTGGTGTCAGCCCTATCCACTCACGCTTGGGTGCATTGCAGATTTCGCACTGCTCACTTCGCAACCAACCATGACTACACCTTCTGTTAATTTTGCGCCATTCATCTTCATCCATTGTTGCGCTCCTTCAGTACCTGTTGAGCTACGTACATCCCGGCGTGAAATGCCAGCTTCATCTGTGAAGTAATCGGGGTAGACTCTCTGTTTACATCCTCATCCGTCAGCCCCTGCCACTTGCGCTGTTGCGGGGCTTTACCTGTCACCGTATTTGGATACGCAAGATCGCGCAGTACATCCGCTCTGTGCATCCCTAGATAGCGCACCCCTAAGTGCCCACTATTTATCTTTTCCTGCACCCACTCTGTTTTGTCCAACCACTCACCAAAAGCTAATTTGTAGTCAAACTCCTGTTCTGGCTGTGCTGCAAGGGCTTGCTCACACTTCGCCATTTCAGCTTGCAAATAAAGCATCAGTTCCGGATAAGTCGCCCCAATTGTTGCCAAGGCAGCAACATCTTCAAGGGCCGTCAATCGTTCTTGTGTCATGTCCCCTCCTTAATGCCGTGGGCGGCTTCGATGGCTCGGGCAAAAGCAAACGCAATCCGTTCGTCTTGTGGGCGTAGTGTTTGGTTTGCAGCGGTGATGTACGCTGTGTAAATCTCCCCATCCGTCAGCCCCTGCCACGGGCGCTGTGCTGCGGGTGGGGTGGCGTAAAGCGGACATACAAGCGCATATCGTGGATTTCCTTTTAAAAACAATTTGGGCGTGTTCATTCCATCATTGCTCACATAATTCATACGCCCTGTTTCGTCGTGTTGAAACATCCACGCCACCGGCTCCTGTTGCGCGGCTTGTCTTAAGTCAGTCATGGTTGCTCCTTGATGTTGTGGGCGGCTTCGATGGCTCGGGCAAAGTCAACCGGGAAAACATAACCCTCGGTATGCGGTATGCAACGGTCGTGGATTTCCCAGATTTCCTCATCCGTCAGC